TTACGCCGCGTCCTTCCCGCCGGCGCCGAGCGCCTGCCGCCACTCGAATCGCTTCCTGGCGAGTGCGGTGGCCTGTCGGTTGTTGCGCTGGGTGTAGCGGTTGAGCACCTGGCGGGTCTTATGGCCGCCGGCTGCCATCAGCTCCTGATCGGTGCCGCCGGCATCGCCGGCCTCGGTCAACCCGCCGTGCCGGAACGACGTGAACGTGCATTCCTCGGGCAGGTTGGCTGCCGCGCAGATCCGCGTCGAGATGTGCTTGAACGTGTCCATCTGGTAGGGCTGGTATGGCGCCTGCTCGCCACCGCGCTTGCGCATTGGCCGGTGCATGATGATCAGCGGGCCGACCTGCGGCGTCTCGGCCAGCCGCGCCTCGAGCTCGGGGAACAACCGGGTGCCGTCCTCGTCGGCCAGGCTCTGCCAGATCAGCCGGTTGTTCTTGTTGTGCCTCACCCTGATCCGTCGGCCGGGCTCATAGTCGGTCCAGGATAGCCGGCCGACGATGTCGACCGCGCGCTGCACCCAGTAGTACCCGACCATCGCAGCGGTGCCGTGGGCGGGGTAGCCCAGGCGATCGGCCGCGGCGACATAGGCGGTCAGTTCCTCGATCGAGGCGGGGTAGGTCTCGTCGTCGTCGTCCGGCGCCTCGAGCTCCATCCGGGCGAACGGGTTGACCGCCGGCACCAGATCATTGCCCTCGGCCCGCTGGACCACGTTCCAGGCGCGCCTGATCGCGCGCATCGCCGCGTTCGCGGCCGAGATCATCGGCGGCCCGACCTCGACCTCGACGCCGTCGACAACTTCGGTCCGCCGGCGCTGCAGCAGTCGCTCGTACAGGCGGTCGGCCACCACGGCCGTGACCTCGGTGGCCATCCTGCTGCCGAGCCTGGCGCCGCCCTTCAACTTGAAATCGCAGACCAGGCGCAGCGAACTGTCGTAGCCGTCTCGGGTTTTTTTCGAACGGCGCAAGTATTTGCTGTGGCCCTGGAATTGCCGGACCATCCAGTCGATGGTGCCCGGCAGGTTGCTCGGCCGGTTGGCCACCACCTGCACGATGCCGCGCCGGGCCAGTCGCCAGGAGTCGAAGATTTCGTTGTTCCTGGTGGCCTTGGCCACGGCCGCGCCGTAGTCCATGCCGAGCGCCTCGTGGCTCACCGGGCAGGGATTGTCGCCGGTTCGCGCCCAGCTCGGCGGCTCCCAGTAATAGGCGACGCCCGCGGCGGTCTTCTTGTCCTTCATGTACTTGGGCCAGCCGTTCGGCTTGGCCCCGCGCACCCGCCGAGGCGGCCTAGATCTCGTCTTCGAGGCTGCTTTTCCCGCCATCCGGCCGGCGTCCCGCCCTGGTTTCGCCATGGTCCAACAAGTCCTTAATGTGCCACTTGTCGACGTCGCCCACCACCCGGTAGGGCGCAGGGTAGAGCCCGGCGCCCACCTTGCGGCGGAAAGTCTCGACGCTCGGTTCGTCCACGAAGGCCGCGGCGGTCTCCGCGCGCATCAGCATCGGCCAGGCGCCTGGCGGCCCTTTCGGCCGCCGCTCGCCGTCCGCGCCATCCGGGGCGCGCCCACGATGGGCCCGACGGTCAGCCATGGCGCGGCCCTGCCATCAGCGCGCCTTGGCCGGATCGGCGACGATGTCGTCGACCCGGTTGTGGCGCAGGAACTGACCGATCCTGCCGGCCTTTGCCGCGGCCGCCCGATCGACACGGCCGGTGCGGACGTCGCCGCGTGCCGCCGCCAGCCGGATGGCCAGCTTCAGGTCGCCCAGTTCGCGCTCGAGGACGTCGCGCCCGGTCTCGCCGCTGCCAGGGTGCAGGCTGCCCGCGCCGAACCTCAAAATCTTGGCGACGGCCTGGATCACCTCGGCGGCCTCCTCGATCAGCAGGGCGGCGCGCTCCAACTCGGCCGGGCTGCAGGCCGATGGCTCGGGGCGCGACAGCCCGTCGATCAGCGGCAGCGATACCATCTTCGACAGGTCACCCGCCGACCAGGCATGCGCCCAGTCCTGCCGATAGTCGCAGACCGGGCAGACCCAGCCGCCCGGCGTCGCCTGCAGCAGCCCCATGTCCTGGCCGTAGGCGCGGGCATAGGCTGCATGCGCACCATCACCGCGCTCGCCGCCGCAGGTGTACGGGTGAAACACCTGGGCGTGCTGGTACCGGTTCAGCGCGGCGACCACCTGCGGCGGCCAGGGGGCACGGAGAAGATCCTCACTCATGCCGGGTTCCTTTCGGGCGGATGGCCCCGCGCGCGGCCATGATGCTCCATATCTGCCTCGCGGCGGCCTGCTCGCGGCCGGCGGGCAACAACTGGCCGCCCCCCCGCTTGCTGGCGCGACGCCTTGGCGACGATCGCCGTCATGCTGTGGTCTGCTGCTGCCGGGACCACGACGAGGCCGAGATAACCAATGGCGGCCAGCGCCGCGTCGGCCTCGGCGCGGGCGAGCGTCGTGATCCGGATGGCCTCTGCGTCGCCCTTGGCTGCCTTCTTCCGCATCGACAGCCAACCATCGGTCGCGCCCAGCGCATCGTTGAGCGGGTGCGACCGATAAGCGTCCCACACCGCCCCGGCGACCAGGTCGGCGACGACGTCGGAAGGATGCGGGATGCGGTCAGCCATAGTGCTGCTCCTCTGCGGCCGGTGAATGGCCGGCGACGCCGTCATCGGCGGCACCGCGGCGCCACAGGATCAGAGGCGCGTCGGCTGCGATGCGCTCCTTGCCGCGGGCCAGCGGATGTTTCGGCTGGCCGTCGCCGGTGAAGCCGAGCGCATAGAGCGAATAGCGGCCATCGTGGGATAGGGCCGCGACGACGAGCGGATCGTTCGACATCAGCCGGCCCCAAGCGGCGATCCGGATATCGGCCTCGGCCGAGATCTCGCGGATCACCTCCAGCACCGATCGGCGGTGCGCCCGATAGCCCTCGAAATCGCGGGCGGCAAACTCGTCGCGCCAAGCGCGCATATCCGCGGGGTCGGTCGCGATGTAGGTCTCCTGGTTGCAGACCGTGTACCGGCCGATGCCGCGGGCCGGCAACAGCCGGTTGAGCGTGGCGATCGTCGGGTCGTTCTGGTCTGCCCCGGCTTTGGAGGGATTGGCCATGCAGACGACGGCGTGCTGGCCGTCGCAGAGGATGCGATCGAGCCGGAGCCTGAAGCGGCCGCAGGGGGAGAAGATGGCCGAGCTGTTCAACGTCGACCTCCAGCTGCGATGTTAGCAGCCAGGTCGGCCTTTCGCTGCTGCCATACAGCATCCTGGCGGCACTTCATTTCGGCCTGGGCCCCGCGAATCATCGCCTGTCCGGCAGTCGTGCCAAGCCAGTACGCGACGTGCTCGACAACCTCGACGTCAGCGGCAGTGGCCTCGACATGCGCCGCCCGCATCCGGAGGCAAGCCAGCAGGCCAAAATCGCTCTCCTGGCGCAGTTGCTCCTCGGTCAGCATCAGCGTCTCGATCAGCCGGCGGCCGAAGTTGACGTAACCCAAGCGAAGGTTTTCCAGCGCGAACTGGGCAACGTAGGCTTGACCCAAGACCGGCCAGGTCTTCGCGAGACGGTTGGCCTCGAACAGGTAGGCCTGCCCAATGTTGGTCCCGAGCCACATGATGAAGGACGCGGCCAGCGATGCATCGCGCTGCCGCGGCCTACCGCCAAGGTTGGCCAGGATGTCGCCGAGGACGCCGCGGTCGCCCGGGTCGATCCAGTGGGGCGCGCGGTCCATAAGGGCGCGCCATCGCTCGGCGAACACCTGCTCGCCGATGTGGCCGGCCCTCGGCGGGCGGATCGGCCTATGATCGAGGACGACAGGGCCGTTCATCGTGCTGTTCCCATCATTCCGGAAACTCCTGGCCGAGTGCCTTGGCGGCATCGATCAGCGAAAGCTTGAGCGCCGCGGTGTAACCGTGCGTTTCGATGCGCGGCATCATCGTGTCGGGGAACAGCGCGCCAGGCTCCAGCTGATCCACGGGGACGGCAACCAGGGCGCCCGGCAGGGCAGGGCAGGCCGTGTGCGGCCGGGCAACGCTCGGCGGCCGAGACCGCGGGCCGCCGCTGCAATGTCGATCGGCCGCGACGCAATAGTCGCTGTAGTTGCCATGGCGCTCCCGATAGGCTGAGCAACCCTCGCAGGTCAGGGTGACGACGGCCTGGGGCCCGAGACGATCGGTCACAGCAGAGCCTCCGCTTCCAGTTCAGCGATCGATATATCGCGCCGAGGAGCGATCGCAGCCAGCGCGTGCCCGCGGAGGATCTCGCGCAGCCGGCCGGGGATCGGCACGAACACCGCCCCCATCAGCCGGGCGAGGTGATGGGCCGGATCGGCGCACCCCCTTAAGCGGCGATAGGTCTGCCGCATCGCCTCGCGGGCGACGCGACGGTCACTCCTGGTCATGGCAGCGCCCATCAGATACCAGCCCCATCGATCAGTGCCGGCTCGCGTGCGTTGCCCGGCAGGTTGCCAAACGCCGCGACCCAGGCGTCGCCGGGCTCGCGCTCGAGCCGAAGCCGGGCCGCTGCCAGCGCCTTCCGTGCGATCTGCCCCGGCGTGTCATCATCCATGTCCGCGATGCGCTCCAGGGCAGCCTCCATCTCGCGGCCTTCTGCCGAGATGTTGCCGTCCGCGATCACGACCGGCACGGCGCCGGGTAGCACCGCTGTGCGATAGCGGAGGGCGTCGCAAAAGGCGTGGCGGCCGCGCTCGTCGACGATGAACACCACGGAATAGAAATGTGGCTCCATCACGCTCATCTTGAAACCTGATCGATATTTTTGAGGGCTACGGTGAAGGTCGTGGCCGAGACCCAGGGGTTTAAGTCCCACGCGCCGGCGCCGTGGAGGTGGTTCCATAGACGGCTGTAAACCTGTCTCTCCGACCAGGCAGCCTGGGCCAGATCATCGCCCAAGTCGCGCAACGTCGGCTCCTGCGTGCCTTCGGCCGCGGCGTCGGCCTCGTCGATGTCCTGCAGGTGCTGCACCCGAACATCGGTCACCAGCAGCGTGATCCTGCTGTGGCGGCGGAACATGAAGCGGGCATTGCGCTTGTGCCAGAAGGGCGTTGCAAAGTCGCTCAGGTGCCGGGAGCGGCGGAACCTCGCCGGCGGATCGTAGAGAACCTCGTCGCTGTCGGCGACGAAGGCCCACTTCTGCCGGCCGCCGCGCGTCAGCTCGCCCTCGATCGGGACCCAATGGCCGAACCGATAGTGCTCCTCGCGCACCCATAGGCGATCCCCGGGGGACGCGATGCGCAGTCGCTTGCGGAAAGACGAAGATTTGAAGTTCGCCACCGTGCTGCCGCGATCGCCGATTGTCTGGCCATAGTTCCATTTGCCGACAATCAGGTTGCCCTGATCATCGACCCGCGGTTGCGGATTGAGGTAACGCCGCGTCTGGGTCTTCCGCCCATCGCGCAGCGCGAGGCTCATGGGCCGCGAGAACGGGATCGGCAAGTCAGCCATTGCGGGCTTCCTTCCTCAGCAACCGATCCATCTCGGCGATGCAGAGGGCGGCAGCCCTTTTCAGGTCGGTGTAACGGTCCTTAGGCTTCCACCACTTCGCTTCCCAGGGCCAGATCTCGCGGATGATGTAGTTGTTGATGAGGGAGAAGATGCCGCTGACCGATCCCCGCCTGAGATCCGAAATGCCGGCGACATAGGCGTAGGACGCTGCGGCACGAGCCATGCAACCGTCGTCATGTTGAACATCGTGCTCGGGCGTCCAGCCCTCGACCTCGACATGCCGGCGACGCTCGGCCGCGACGTCGATCATTGCCTGGCTCGGCACACCGAACTGCTGCATGAGGCGTTCGCGATCAGCGATGGCGTCGCTGACCATGGCCCAGGCCTCGGGCTGGTGGCCGCCGATGCCGGTCCCCATGCGCTTCATGAAGCCGTCGAGGATGCCCCAGACTTCGTTCTGGAAGCGGTTGAGGGCGGCGCCAGATGCTTTGCTCTCGTCTTCCGCCTTCTCGGCCCTAGCGATCAGCCGCTTGCATTCTTCCTCCTGGCCTTCGACCCATATCTCAAAATCGACGGCAAGGTGGATTTCGTCATCGGCCTGATAGTCGACGCCTAGCTTCTGAAGGCGGTCCTTGATGCGCACGGCCCATTCTGGCCAGGGGCCAACGCGCTCGGTTTCCAAGTCTTCCTTCAGCCGGCCGATCTGGGCGGTCTGCGCGCGGATATGGGAAAGCAGACGCTGAAGGCGGTCATCGCCGGCGCCGTAGCCGGCCTGCGTTGTGATGTTCCGCAGTTCGGTGTCGCTCAGCAGGATGGCCGGGACTTGCCCGGCGGCAGCCTCCCCGACATGATCCTTGGCAACGGGGGAAACAGGGGGCTGATCAGCCATGTCGGGGACTTTTCTCAAAAGGCTGGGAGCAGCAGTTGCATCGGGCTATGCCGCCGGCACCATGGCCGGGCTCGCCATGGGGTTCATCGCGGTCTGGCCAGGCCTGCCGGCGGGCTGGTTCACGAGCCAGGAGGCTGCCGCCTGGGTGCAGGCGATCGGGTCGATTGGTGCAATTTTGGTGGCCATTGCAGTACCGGCCAAAATGGAGCGGGATCGCAGGCGACATCAGGAGGAGGCTGAGGCGATTCAAGGCCGTGCGCTCGCAGTTATCCTGGCGCCTTCCTATAGCGCGCTGCTGAAGGATCTCATGACGATTGTTGAGCGCATCGAAGCGTTCATGCCGAATGCCGAATTGATGCCGAATAGTCCGCTGACACAAAACGACTGGATATCGATCAAGTTGGACGTGCCAGACCCTTTGATCGGAGCGGCCGAACGCATGCATCTGATGGGGCACGCCGCCGGCACCCAGGCTGTGCGTGCGATTGCAAAAGCTGAGCTCTATCGTGTCGTATGGAGAAGAGAGGTTGCGCTTCGCGGGCCCCTGTTCCTTAAGGTTCTCAAGGATCTTGCTTCGGCTGCGTCGGAAGCTTCGCGCGCGGCGAGGAATGATCTTCGGAGCATTGCCGGCCCGCCTCTTTTTGACGTAAGTCGCCACGTCCCTACGGCTCCCTCGGGATCGGGTTCGACACCCCAGCCCGCACCATCGGCAGCCGGCCCTTCGGTAGGTCCGTCGTCTCCATGACCGACAGGTCGACCTGCAGGCCAGCCTGCACAGCCGCGGTGACCACCTCGTTGAGGGCGTCGGCAGCGGCATAGACCGATTGAGCGAGCTCGCGGGGCGACGTCATGAGCAGGCCCGCATCACGGCGCCGCCGACGGCCCCGATCACCATCATGCCAATGATGGCGAGGAGCAGTATGGCGAGATCGCGCCAGACCTCGTCTACGAGGTCGCGCTTGCCCTGCGGAGGCGGCCTTTCGGGCATCAGGCGCCCCGCTTCCTGCCGGTGCGAAGCGGCAGGACCGCGACGGCCTTGCCGCTGTCCGCCACGATCGCCTTGCGATCCGGCTCGTAGTGGACCAGGACGTAGGCGGCAGCGATCAGTCGATCATCGCAGATCGAGAATATCGGATAGCTGCCGCCGCTCGACCGGGCTCGCGCAGCCCGGTTCTCGGCCTCGATCGCTGCCTTCGAGGCAAGCATTTCGGCCAGGCTGACACCGTTCAATGCTGCAAGATCCGGCTTGTGATCGATGATGCCCTGCGCCCAGAGATAGGCGTTCTGTATTGCGGTGCTGATCGCGCGAGCGCGATCCAGCGGCATGGCGCTGACGGAGGTCTCCTCGGTCACGCGATCAGCCCTCCGATTTCGAGGTCGGGGCGCAGGGCCGGCAACTGGTGCCGCGGCTTCGGCGCGAGCGCCTGGATGCCACCGGGCAAGACCGACCAGCTGGCGCGGGCCTGGTCCGGCGTGGCCGGGCCGGCGTAGCGCTCGGCGCCGGCCTTCATGACGAAGCGGTTCTGATGCTGATCAGCCATTGGCAGTCTCCAGGGCAATGGTGAAGTTGGCGCCGGGCCGCCGGCGGCAAGTCGGGCGGAATGCCAGGTGACGCAGGATCTCGGGCCGCCGAGCAATCTCCTCGGCCGGCAGATCCTCGCGGCCGATCTCGATCAGGCCCTTGCGCTTCAGGAAGTGAATGGCGTGAAGCCGGCGCGATTTGTCGCCGCCCAGGGCAGCCGCGACCTCCGCCTCGACCTCGCGCAAGCCGCGAAACTCGACCGGCACGACGTTCCAGGCGATCGTTTCATCCGGCCCAAGGACCGGCGGGGTCGCGAGCGCCGTCACGGCCGCGGAGAGGTCCGCGACCTCTTTCCCATCGACCAGGAAGACGCAGTCGCGCGCCCGGCCATCGGCACTCGGCCGATGGAGCTGGTAGACGCGAGGAAAGCCGGTGCTCGTCCAGCCGTAGCCGTGCCCCCGAGGCCCATAGTTGTAATGGTCGGGCGGGGTGCGCCAGCCGCCGTTGAGGATCGCCTCCGGCGTCGGCTCAGCCATGGTGCGCCTGCCGCATCTTGGCGATCGCGTCGCGCAGGACCTCGGCCGGGGTGCAGCCACGTTCGGCCGCCACCTGCTCGAGCACCGCATTGCACTCGGCGGCAACCCTCTCGCTCGGGCTGGCGAGTGCCTCGGCGGCCTGCTGACGCACGAGCGCCCGGATCCGCTCCGCCTCGCCTGCATCGTTCGCAGGGTCAGGCCGTCCCGAGCGGAGGTGGTCGTTCAGTGGGCAAGACGGCTTGTGACCGGTGGCGCGGTCATCCTCGACATGCTCGTTGCAGACCGGGCACCAGAGGCCGCAGCTGATCGGGGTGTCGCCCGGGCAGTCGAATTCCTCGTAGACGATGCGATCGCGGCCGAGTTGGAGTAGCCCCGCGATCCGTTCCTTGAGCGACGCGACCTCTCGCTGCGCAGCCCGTCGCGCTTCGACCTCGCGGCTGTTCTCCGAGAGCAGCTCGGCAACCCGGCGCGCATGCTCGGGGTCGATCGCCCGCGCGGTCGGCACCGGGTCGGCCAGCCAGGTCATCCGAGCCAGAAAGCTATCGACGGTGCAGCTGTAGGTCTCGCCCTGGGCATCGTGATAGTGGATCGTCGGCGCGAACCCGACCTTGGGCGGCTGGCGCATGTTGCTGTAGCCGTCGACGTGGTAGACCTGACCGGGGCGGCGTTCCCAGGTCGAGCCGATGGTGGGCAGGGTCGAGGCGTCAGCCATGGTGCGGAGCCTTTCTGGCGTTCGATGCCGCCACGGATTGAGGGATGATCTTGAGGCGCTTAAGCTTCGCGACGATCGCCGCGGTCTGGGGCACGACAGGCCCGACGTCGCCGTCGATGATGCCGGCGCCAGGCATCGAGGTGGCCAAGGCCTCGACCTCAGCGCAGCGCACCGGGAAGCGATGCCAGCGGCCGCCTTCCTTCAGCGCGTAATAGCTGCCGCATTCCTCGATCTGATCGCGGGTGTACCGGCCTGCCCAGGCCAGCGGGTAGGCGTAGTTCGAGTTCTTGGGCCGCCAGAAGGTGACGTAGGGATTGCGGCGCCATTCGGGGCGGATGTCGACGATGAAGAACTCGTCGGAGGATTGATCGCTCATGGCCCCACCTCGGCATCTGGCCAGCCGATGGGTATGAGCGTCATGCGATATCCATTGCTCTCGGCATTTGACCAGAACTCCATGACGAAATTCTCATCGAGCTTGACGGTCAGGCGATCGTTCAGGTGTCGCTTGACGAAGATAAGGGCGAGGCGCTCCCGCACGCGCGACTTCTGGCAATTGAGCAGCTTCATGCCGCCGGGCGCGAAGTTGTTGAAGTCGGCATGGTGGGCCACGACGTGTCCATCGGGCGTGGTGATGACGCCGCAGACGCCCTTGAGCTGGGTTGGCGGTTCGGCGGGGAGCGAAGCGAGCGTCATGCTGCCAGTTCCTGTGCTGGTTGATCGGGTGCCGGATGCCAGGTCCAGCCGAAGACGTGGAGGCCGACATAGCGGCCCCAGTTGGGCGCCTCGGCGGCCGGCAAGGGGCTCGGCGCATCCAGGCGCTGCATCCAGAAGCCGCGCCGCCCATCGTGATGCAGGCAGCGATAGAGGCGCCCTTCCCACGACGCGAAGACCCTGCCGACGATGCGGTCCGCCGGGATCGGTTTCGGCTCGAGCGGGCGCTGCATCAGCTGGCCCCGTCGGTCGGCGGCGCCTCGACCTCGATTGCGTGAGTCATGCTGCCAGCCCTTCGCGGGTATCGATGTTGGCCTGTTCGACGCTGCATGTCAGGGCAACGGCCCATGGATTGTTCGCCCAGCGCGTGGTGTTGCGTCGAGCCCCTCGCATACGGTCCCACCGGCGGGCGAAAACCTGACGCCCAGACCATGCAGCCTGCGCGAGGTTGCCGCCGAGATCCTGCGGCGCCGGGGGTCGGATGCCTGCGGCGACAGCATCGTCGTCGGTGGCATCCTGGACGCGCAGCACCCGGACATGCTCGACAAGAAGGGTCATTCGGCTGGCCCAGCGCGGCATCTCGCTGCGATGGCGCCAGCCAATCTCGGCCGGGAAGAGTTTGCGGCCTCGCAGGTCGTTGACCGGATAGAATTCGCTCGGGTTCAGGTCCTCGCCATCGGCCCTATAAAACAGGCCGGCCTTCGTGCCGCCCCTGGGGTCGCCAGTCAGGTAGTCCCGTGGGTCGCCGTAGATAGTCCGGTCCCACGCAAACGCGCCGTATTCACCACCGGTCTCATAGTCGAGCGTCTCACGAACGACCTGCCAGGCCTCGCGCACCCAAAGGCGCTGGCCCGGCACGAACCCGACATCAAACGTGTGCCGGCCCTGTCGATCGTCGCGGGTCCACCAGCACCAAGTCGCAGACATGCCCCGCGGGTTCTCCGGCGTCTTCCGCTCGCTGCAATAGGCATCAAGATAGGGCGCCGGGTGCTTTGGTTGGTGGCGCGGGTGGATATCGTCGAGCGCCGGCGGCTCAGGCACTTCGGATTGCAGCGGCCGCCAGATCTGCGTCTGTTGCCCGGCGCGAACGGCCAGTACCTCGTGCGGGGAGAGGTCGATGGGGCGGTCGGTCATGCTGCGAGCCTCACGGTCGCGTCCCGCAGGAATTCCGCGAAGGTCAGGTCAGGGCAGCAGTCGCTGATGGCGAGCCAACGCGAGTACCTCGCCCGGCTTGGTGTAGCTGCGGGCACAATCGCGGTTTGCCCCCCGTAGGCCACTGTGAAGGCCTTGGTCGGCGCGTGCAGCGAGGCGAGGTGCGATTGCAGGGCGTGGCGGCCTGCCTCCGTCACGCTGAAAAAGGCCATTTGGCCGGCGCTCCCTGTGAACCGCCAGTGCGGCGAGGCGCGGAAGGAATTGGCCAGATCGCTACGGGTATCGATTGCGAAGTAATTTCGATAGCTCTTCTTCAGCGGCCAGATCGGCCTTCCCAAGGCGTGGTCGATATGATCCATCGCCTTGTCCTTCAGGTAGCGGTCGACCGAGGGGTTGTCTGTCACAGGCATACCTCCGGCATCCCGTTGTGCTCGACACCGTCGAGGAGTCTGCCGGCGCGGGCTTTGCCGACGCGGGCCATATAGATCGAGCCTGGCTCAGTGCTGCGCCCGGTCTCGTTCAGGACGTCGGAGCAGGATCTGCCGCTCGGATGGACGATGGTGACGCGGCCGGACCTGACGTCGCCGCCAAGGTCACCGCCGGGGTGCGGCTTGTGCAGTACCCATTCGCCATTCTGCTTGTGGAAGTAGGCGGTATCGGTGTCACGGCAGTCGTCGCGCAGCCTGCGAAACCATTTCGTGTGCGTAGGCCTGCCTGTGCTGCCCGTCTCCCCGCCATCGATCACTAGGCGGATGCGCTCCCGCACGTAGCCGGGGTCGACATCGCCGATGCGCATCCACTTCCCTTCGAGCGCGTCGAAGGTGGCCCGGTGGCCGTCATACGGCCGCGGGATGGCGCGGAGGTTCACCTCACCCAGCAGCGGCTCGGCCGAGACGAAACGGATCACTGCCGGCACATCGAGCAGGTAGCGCAACCGCAGGTTGGCCATGGCCTGGTTTTCGACGGTGACGCCGAGCCACACGTTCGGCGGCGGCTGGCGCTTGTGGATCCATGAGTAGAGCCATGCCAACAGCGCGCTGCGCTCGGCCGCGACCGCCGCGTCGAAGGCACGACGCAGCTGATTCAGGATGTTCATCGGCCGCTTGGTCAGCAGCATCCAGTCGAGGCCCGGCGTCTCCCGGATCTCGTCCAGCAGGTCCACCAGCCATTCTATCGGCACCTGGTTGTCCCAGGGGTCGCCGAGCGAGGGCGCGAACACCCGCCGGCGGACGCCGTCGGCAAGGGCCTTTCGGTGCCAGCGTCGCGGCAGCTTCCAGTTCGCGGCGCTGGTTCGCCGACGCTCGGCGAAATCTCCGCCCATACGCCCTTCGACCAGCGCCTTGGCGTAGCAGCTGTCGCAGGCCGCCGAGATCTGCGTGCAACCGATCCACGGGTTGAACGTATGATCGGTCCACTGGATGCCGGTTTGCTCACCCATGGCGGCCCCCCAGCATCACCTTGCGGGCGCGGATCTTGGCCCGCGCACGATCAATGAGTCGGCCAGTGACCGTCTCGGGCAGCGCTCGCCCGCGAGCCACGATCGTCGCGACGTCGTCGAGCGCGTCATCGGCGCCGAGCAGCGCGACCATGGCAGCGAACGCGGCGGACTTGGGGCGAAGGGTCTGGTCGATCGGAGCGGGATACATCAGAAGTCCTCACCGTCGTCGCTGTCGTCAATCTCGCGGTCCTGGTGGTCCGCGCCGTCGTCCTGCAGCTGGGGCGGATAGCGCCGCTCAAGCTCGGTTCGCGCCGTGTAGATCACGTCGGCGTCGAAATCCCGGGCGAGCACCCAATGCAGGAAGTCATCGTCGACATCGATCCACCGGCCGCCCTTGTGGTTTCCAAACGGCACCCGGGCGAGCAGGGCCGGCGCCACCGTCCAGGCCTCGGCCTGTTCCACGCTGATGTCGCCAAGGAGCGAGACCAGCAGGTTGGCGGTGACGAAGGCGTCCGGCGCCGCCCGGTGGGCCGGGTTGGCGTAGCGGCGATCGAAACCGCCGGGGTCGCGCCAGAACCGCAGCACCTGGTTGGAATGGCGCGGCGCCTCGGGCCACAGCCGAAGCGCCAGCTTGCGGGCGCAGATCCACCTGGCGGGGCCGATCACGTCGGGCGTCAGCCACGCCTGTTCGGTTTCGACGCCGAATGCGGCCCATGCGACGATCTGTTCGCCCGGCGCCACGGCCCGCAGGCGTGGCAGCACCGTGGCCCAGTCGGGCGCGCCGACCAGGTCGCCTGCCGTCAGCTGGTTCACCGCCTGGGCCTCGGGCATGATCGGTCGCCACGGGTTGACGAGCCTCGCGGTCGGCCCACCGGGCCGCAACATCCAGGTCGGCCGGCCCAGCAGGTCGTACCCCCAGGGTACCAGGTCGATCCAGCCGGCCTCGATCACCGCGTGATCGGGCGGCAGGCCGCCGGTCGTCTCGAAATCGACCACGCGGATGATCGGCGCGGGGCCGCCATCGGGCGGTCGCCGCACGGCGCGGCCGGTCATGCGGGCGAGAATGCGCCGGAGAAACGTCATTGCGCGCCCTCCGACCGCAGCGCGGCGGCGATCGCCTCTTCGACGGCGCGCCGCAGCCCGATCAGCATGGGCACGGGCGCCGATTTCGGGCCGCCGGGCGTGACCATGCGGCCGGATCGGACATAGAGATCGTCGACGGGCAGCGGGGATGAGCCGCCCGGCAGTTCGAGCCAGTCGAACCGCGGCCGGCCATCAACCAGCTGGGCGCCGCATGCCAGCCATTGCCGGCCCCCGGTCAGGACGATCAGGTCGCGGCGCTCGGTGGTGGCGTCGGCGGTTTCGGGCCTGGCAAGGGTCTCCGCGCTCATTCGGCCTCGACGCTCTCATAGGGCAGAACCAGGCCCGACGTGCCGAGCACGCCGGCCGCACGTTCCCCTGCCGACAGATGCCCGAATGCTGCGATGCTGACCGTGTAGCAGGCATGTTTCCGGTCGATCTGCACGATCACCCCGTCCATCCCGTCGAAGCGGCAGGCATCGCCCTCGGCAAGCTCGGGAATGATGTTGTGCAGCGCCACCCACGTCGCGACCGCCGTTCTTTGGGCCTGAGCGACAATGCCTGTCCAGCTGTCGAGGATCTCGACCAGCTCGGCGTCCGGCGACACCGAGGAATGGTCGTCCAGGTACCTCGCGATTTCGTAGCCGTCATGCATGCCAGCAACCGCCGGCGTCAGGACGGCAATCCAGTCCTCAGGGGTACTGGCCGCCTCGTCCCAGTCCATGCACCGCTTGGCCAACTCGGCAATCGCGTCGGCCGTCACGAAGGCCATGTCGCGGGCCGGCCGGGGCGAGTGCTTGATGATCTGCCGGGCACAAACCCCCGGAAACGGAAGAGGAGCCTCGTTCATGCGGACGCTTCCTGGAGCTTTTCGAGGGCGACGTGGGTGTCGAGCACCACGCCGGAGTTGATCCGGATCGTGATGGGCTGGCCGCGCAGTGCATGCGCCGGCAGGCGCCGCCGCTCGGTCAGGTCCCGGGCCTGGCGCTGCACTTCGTCGAGCAGGATGCCGGCGGCCGAAAGGACGGCGAGGGCCATGGCGCCGCGATCGGGTGCCGGCTGAAGGGGATCGCCGGTCGCCGCGCGCAACCGTGCCATGCGCCGGTCGACCAGGTCCTGCGGCGGCGTGCCGAGATGTAAAGCGATCGCCTTCAGCGCGGCCGCGGCCTCGGCGATGCGCAGCGGCTGGATCACGACGTCGCGGCTGACCGCGTTTACCAACAGGTCGAAGACGTTGCCGCCGAAACTGACCGCGGTGGCAGCCGGGGTGTCGGCCGCGATCTCGCGGGTCGCCGGCGCCGCGAAGTCGAGCGCCACGCCGCGCCGGTCGGCCAGCGCGGCCAGCAGGATCAATGCGTCGGCGATGTTGGGGCCGCAGGTCTCGGCCGGCGCGTCGAACAGCATGGCCGCGGCCTGATGGCGCGCCGCCTCGACATGACGGCGGATGCGATAGGCCACGTCGATATCCGAGGCCGGCGCGTAGCCGTGCGCCGTGGCCCAGCGCGCCACCGACCTGACCGTTTCGTGCTGCACTGGGGCCGCGGTCATTCGGCCGCTTCCGTTGCCGCGACGGTGGCGGCGGGCTGGTCGTACCAGACCCGATGGTCGGCGGGCAGCCACGCCTCGAACTCGGCCATCATCTCGGTAAGGTCGGGGTGGCGGTCCATCGTGCCGCCCTGGTCGCCGCGCTGGGAGAGGATCAGCAGGAAGCCGCGCGGCCCGTGCGGGCAGATCTCCCCGCGGATCCGGGCGGCATGGCAGAGCAGGACGAACAGCGTCAGCGACTGGGTATCGAAGGTCGACATCCCGCGCGAAACCACCGGTACGGCAATGCTTTCATGGCTGCCGTGGAACCAGCAAATTTCGTCCCAGTCGATCCGCGCGTTGTAGATGCCGCCCAGCACCATGCCGAGGATGTCGAAGGCCTTGGCCTGAAACGCCGTCAGCTTTTCCGGACCGTTGCGCCAACCGCGACCGGCGCTTGCCCTGGCCGCAGCGGCACCTTGGCGGCGCTGATCAAGGGACTTGACCACGGCCATGTTGCGCTCGACCCAGCCGGCATGGTCGACCAGGGCATAGCTCATCGGGCGGCCTGCACGGTGAGGAGTTGGCGGCCCTGGGCCCGCCGGCGGGCCGGGCGCACCCGCTCGGTCCGGTCGACGAACCCGAGGCCGATGAGCAGGAAGGTGAAATCGGCCGGCGACAGCGCCGCGCCGCGCCGGTCGGCGAGCGCCGTGACGACGTCGCCGAACCTCGCCAGCACGTGCCAGGCATCGTCCCAGGCGAGGAGCTTCGGCGCTACCCTGCCGCTGCCGAGGCGTTCCCACGCCATCGACATTTCGCCGAATGTCCCGCAGGGTTCGGCGTCGTAGAGGCCGAACGAGATCATGTCGACCACGGCGGGGTCAGGGTACGCGGCATCGCGGAACCACCAGGCCTGCGAGTGATGGTGAAACCCCCGGATCTCGGTCATCAGGCCCAGGCCTTCGCGACGATGTAGAAGATGGCGCCGGTCAGCAGCACGCTGATCGCGGGCAGGGCGGCGGGGTGAAAGAACGCGCGCTCAAGCATCGGCGCTGGCCTCTGCCCGGGCCTCCGCGCGGCGCTGGGCGCGAAGCTGCCGCAGTTCGCGGCTTCGGCGCTCGGCCCGCGCGTGCATCTGCAACCGGGCCTCGGCCCGCTGCCGCGCCGCGGCGCTGACCAGACCCGCCGGCTCGCCCTCCAGGTCGATCCGCTCATCGAAACCCAGTAGGCCGCGGGCGTAGCGTGGCCCAACCGTGTAGTCGTGAATGGCCCTGCGAATGCGCTTTCTGGTGAGCGGCTCCCCATCCAGGCCGATGACGCCGCGCGCGATGACGTCGCGGTCGATCCCGATCTTCAGCGGCCGTTTCGGGCTGATCCCGCCGGCCTTGGAGAACGCGGCCGGGAATGCCGCCGCCAGCGCCAGCCTATCCTTTGTCACGATGGCGCGGCGTTCGCTTCCGGTCAGAGGGCGATCCTCGGCGGGCGCGGCGGGCGGAGCGGCGATACGGTCTTCGCAGGCGCCGGGCGCCGGGGCCGTAAGGAGGACGGGGATCAGGTCGACCGCGTCGGACATCAGAAATACCTCCGGGCTTGGGCGACGATCTCGGGGTCGTCGACGGCGGGATAGACGGGCGGGGCACCGGGTGCGGCCCTGGGCGGGTCCGGCGGCTGGATGCGCCGCCGGACGCAAAGGATGTCGATCGCGAAGGCGCCGTCCGGCCGGCTCTCGACCCGCTGGACCAGCGCGGTCACCGGCACTCCGGCATCGGCCGCGCCCGTCGTCTCCAGGGCCTCGGCCAGCGCGGCAAGGTGCGCGGCGAGCGACCGGGCGGGGAACATGCCGCCCTCGGCCGGCTTCATGACGTAGCTGACCAGCTGGTCGCGCATCCCGTCGGCCATGAGGCGGATCTTGATCGGTGCGCGGCATTCCGGGCAGCTGACGCCGACGGTACCGATAGCCCCGCCTCCGAACTCGACCGGGCCGAGCTTGAGGTGGTGCCGCGCAAAGAAGGTCAGGCCGAGCCAGGCGTCCGCCAGCAATCGCCCGTGATCCTGCCGATCGGCGCCCAGCTCGCGGGCCAGCCGGTTTACCGCGCGGGCCATCACGGTGGCGGCGGCCAGAACGTCGTTCTCGGTTCCTGCGCACTCGGTCAGTGCGCCATCACGGGGCAACCGGACGCCCAGATTCGCGGCAATGGATGTGACGCCCTGCATGCATCGGTCGACCGCTGGCCGCAGCCGCATCGGGTTCCGGTCCCTCTGGTCGCCGCGGCCGGCCAATGCGTCCTTCAGGCCGACATGCGCTTCTTCCAGCGTCGAGGCGATGAGGCGCGCTTCGGCTTGGAGGGGACCGATTGGGCCGTCCATCACAGCCGCCCCCGCAGATCGGCCACCGCGGCGCGCGCGGCGGCCTGCAGCATGCCGGCCGGAACCCAATCGGCCATGCGCTCGGCCTCGTTCAGCAGGTCGGCGGTGTCGAGAATGTCGACCAGCAGCTTGGTCCGGCGCTCGACGTAGACCTCGTCGGCGGGCAGGCAGCTTGCCAACTGACGGCGGATCGTCTCGACGATGCCGGCGACGTCGCCGGGCGGCACGTAGAGGAAGGCGGCGCGGGCCTCGGCGAGCGTGGTGAACAGCCCGTGGGCGATATCCACCCGGCAGGCGCCTTCGCGATCGGGTATCCAGCCCTGGGCAGCATCCCACCTGATGGGCGTTGCCATCCGCACCGTCCACTCGACCTCCGCGCCGCCGCCGGCGCGATAGGTGCGCCCGGCCAGCAGGGTGGCGACGATGTCGTCGATATCGACGACATCGGGATCTTGGGGAGCGAAGAAAGCTTCGGCCGTCATCTCGACGCCGTGGGTTTCGCCGTCATCGACCCAGAGGCGAAGGCGCTGGGCCAGCAGGTGTGCCGGAATGCCGGCGAGATGAGGCGCGAAGGGAAGGGCCAGTATCGACATTGCCGCCTCCTTATCCGCCGCCGGCCCGACGCAGAGGTTCGGGAGGGAGGAAACCGACCGGAGCCGGCGGCGGACAGTCGCCGGAGGGCCTCCGGCTGCACCGGCCCATGCGGGCTGGTGCAAATAGGTATAGGCCTATAATGGTGGCGACGTCAATAGGCAAAAACCTATTTGAAGTTGCCGATGAGGCAACTCGGCGCGCTTTTTCGGCTCATTCCAACGGGGATCGGACAGGGGCACCCGCCATAGCGACGTCACCTTGCGCTCGCATCGAATCGTCCCGGCGGCTGAGGCTGGCCAAATGCCAAGGAAACAGGTTGGGCGATCGTCGAGGGGGATCTGTCGCGTCTGCGTGGGTGGAAGCCCCTGATCGTAGGCGACCCGTTCGACGGCCGCCACAAAACCGGTCGCCCGGGCTGGGTTCGCAGACTGCCGGGAGCGAGAATTTCCGCCGGTGCCGTCCGACGGAAATCGGTCTGGGTTCAATTGGGCCCTAAAAAAGCACCCTGGTACGGCCTACGTCAGTTGCTTGAAGGGTAATGTGCCTCGAACATGGCTGGCATCGGCGAGGCTCTTTATTAACCTCTCACGATCAGCTGCCTCCAACCAGTTGTAGGAGTCATGAGAATAATCAGAAAGCAAGGTAATGTTCTCAGAGAATTGTTTTTTTAGTGAAGGGTCGACTGCATACACACCGATCGTTCGCGTCTTCTTGTACTTCTTCCTTGCCTTATCAAGCACGATAGATTTGTAAGCTGCTTCATCAATATTTGCCGACTGCTTTCTTAAATCTAAAGCGCTGGCGACATGTAATACACCATTTTTCATTGCGAAGTCGGCGGTCAAGCCCTCGTTGCCGGCGATAGCATAGTTCCGAACAATCCGTCCTTTCTTGATCGCTTCGTCGGGCGCGGCGAGAAGCTTAATCTTGCGAAAGGCCGCCGCCATTTCGGTGATGATCCTGGGCTGGCGCTGTGCCTTCGCCTTTGCTGGTATATCCACTAGAGCCGCCAGAAGGCTGGACACTTGTTCTTGATAGTCATCTTCGCCGGACGCCTTGAACCAGCCGAGAGACGATGACCTAATAAGCCCGGAAAGCAGGGATTGTTCGCCCACTATGTCCGTGGGCGGTATGCCCGCCCTCCGGAGATTGCTCAGCAAATTTGCTGCACCGGAAATCGCATCTTCCCAGGTTCTGCCAGTGAGCGCACGCAATTTCGCGTCTGCATGGCGAAAGCGGCAGTCAACGCCTTCGTTCGTGAAAACCACGATTCCAATGTTGACTTTTTCGCCCCGGCGGTCGTCAGGCGTTGCGACTAAGATTGAGTATTCATAGATACGATCCATCATTAAATCCTTGTCGTATCAAATCTAGACGTTGGTCTCTACTTGAATTCCACCAAGAAAGTATAGCATCCCTTTGAGTGTCTGTCACCCAGTTTTTTGGGTGACTATTGATGATGTCTGATACTCTCGCTTCATGCACTTTTGAAATGCTGTTCAAAGTTTTATCTATTTCATTCTGCATGAGATACTTGCCAAATACAGACGTGATCATTCGCGCACACATCATGGTATTGTCTTTGTCTTTGAAAGGGAGGTCGCCGGGTGGAAATCCACTGTCAAGCCATGCTCGGGAGAAATCTATTGCAAGCATTCCATAGGTATTTGTTAAGTTTCGAACTATATAGTTACTAAAATGTCTGTCCGGATTAAATACAAAATGGTCAAAGGCCCATATTTTAGAAAGCGTAGAAGCGAATTCGTCGATTTTTAATTTATTGTTTGCCAATAAAACGCGCCAGTCCTCGGCTGCCACGCCGCCCTCCCATCGCGATCCGAATGCATATTCTCCGGTGGGTAGCTCAACCTGAGCAAACGGCGGAACGGCTATTCCGACGCTTGCGGCCAAGCAACTGCAAAACCACTCATTGTGCGGCGTCGTGAGATGGCTGCTCCGATCCTTGATCACGTATTCCATGCCATCGTCGCACGCGGCGATGCCAAGGAAATCCGCGCCGTTCACGAGGCTCTTCGGGAGCATGCGCTTAATCTGAAGCTTGGCAATGAGCATCAAAGACGAATGCCTCTCCAAAGCGGGGTTCAGTTTAGGGTGCGACAGCCGGCCGCTCGACACCCTTCCGAGCGGTTCTTGCCGGCATCAATCACCCTCAGGTTCGATGCCGCGCCACAGCTCGAGGCAGACTGTCCTGTTAGAAAGCACTGCTTCACCGGCTTGATATGGTCGAGGTCCTTGCCGGACGCTTTGCCGCGCTCACCGGACGGGTCGATCAGCGCCTTGTTGGCCGTGTAGGATTTCTCGGTATGCTTCCGGACTTCAGCGCGATAGGCCGCGTATGCCGGGTCTTTGGCCCAGCTGGCAGCTGGTGCGACGCTAAGCGCCATGGCGAGCACGGCGGTTCCGACGCGTGCCATTACTCCGTGCCACCGGGCACCACTCGGTACCCGCAGAACCTGCAGACTTTTGCCGCCGCCTTTATCGTCTCTGCGCAGTCGGGACAGGTCATCGTGTCGCCCGGCGGCGGGGCCTGAACTCTGGCAGGCTGGTCGATCGGCCTAAGTCGCGGAGGCGGTTGATAGTCGGCGGAGGGTTTTACCGCGCGGGCCGCGCTCATCGCCTTCAAAATCTCTTGCCGGATCCTGCCGATGTACGTGCCATCACGGCTCATCAGTGCTGTCACGGCTCCCGACGATGTCGATATCTCCAGCGCGTGGCTCAAGAACCTGTTGATCGCAGGCCAGATCGTGGCGGCGGCGATAGCCAGACAAATCAGGCCGCCCAGCGGAGAGCCTGTTTGGAAGAACGCCGGACTGAACAGGATCAGGAGCATGCCGAACCCAGCCAGGAGAATCCTCCCGATGCCGATCGGCGGCTTCCCGGAAGTGACGGAATTTATCGTCGGTACCGCGTAGGAGGTCGCCCCTATGCGGACTAATTCCTCGGTGATTTCAATTCTGCTGTCGCGATAGATCAGATCGCCCATCGTTTGCTCCCCCAAGCACCTGATGATCTCATCGGTTGTCAAAGGGAGAGTCAAGCCGCCTTGGTCTGGCGTCAAAGGAGATGGCGCCCAGGCGGCCGCTACACGTTGTCGGGGATCTCGATTGCTATGGCGCAGATGGTCGCCGCCTGGGCGCAATCCAGGGCGATGTTTCGACCTGGATCGCTAGTTCAGCGCTCCTTCGCCGGCAGCTTTGCCGCCTGCCTCAGCGCATCGTTCATCCTGCCTTGCCAGCCATCGCCTGAGGCCTTGAACGCGGCGATCACGTCCCGGTCCAGGCGGATGCTGATCGCCTCCTTGGTCTCGTCCGCCGGAGGCCTGCCGCGCCGCTTGGCCAGAAAGCCGGCGGGCAGAACATCTCGCCCGCGCTTGGCCTGCGCGAAGTCCTCTTCGGTCCATTCCGGGCTGTCCATCACCGCAGCCTCGTCCTCCGCCGTGTACCCCTTACGACTGGTCATAGCCCTCGCGCTCCTTCCTGTTCGCCGGCCGCATCGAGATCACGCTGATGGCCTCGGTGCCGAGCGGGGAGAAAACCACCACGATCACCCGGTCGCCCAGCAGGCCGATGGCCTTGAACCGCGGGCGATCGCTGTTGCCCTGGTGGGTCGGGGCGATCAGCGCATCTTCCCAACCGAACCGCTCGGCGTGCGCCAGGTCGATGCCGTGGCGGGCGAGGTTGGCGAGGCGCTTCGGTTCGTCCCAGGTGATCATGGATTATTGTATATACAATAATTCGGGCCGCCGCAACATAAATGTATATACAAAAAATAGTGCGGGCGCGGACCGGTGCGTAAGCCGTTCGTCGACACGAGAGCGGCCGGTGGGTGCTTACGCCTGCTTTTTCTTTCTGCCGCGCTTCAGCGGCGGCGGCATCACCGTGTCGGCCGGGATCTCCTCGAGGAGCCGGGACGCGGGTACGCCGAGCCCGGCTGCCAGCCTCTCCAGCCGATCGAGGCCGATGCCTGCGCGCTTACGCAATATTCGCCAGCAATAGCTATCGGAGATGCCCGACAACTCGGCCAGGCGCTCGACCGACAGGCCGCGCTCGTGGCAGAGCAGCCGCAGGTTCTGTTCGAGGATGGTGCGCAGCCGCATGCCCGCAATCGATCACGGCGCGCCCGCTCGAAAAACCTGGACGATCGGTCGGTAATTCGGTGATCATCGCCTAGGCTCGGCCGGGGAGTACATTCTGCGCCGAGGATCTGTGCCCAATCGCTCGCCCGTTCCGCGTGTGCCATTGCAAAAAATTCGCGGCACAATTTCTAAGGCTGGTAGCGAGTTACGCGATCTCCGATTGTTTTTGTGGTGCCCTAGGATTCTAGGTTGCGGCCCCATTGGGTTGTGTTACGGTTTACGTATGGGGATCGGGGGCGACACCATTGGGTTGCAGGATTTGCCTGCGGACTTGGGCGACACCGCGACGGCGCTGATAGCCAACGCGGCCAGTGTCGGCGGCGCAATTCTCCTTCTTGACCCTAACGACCGGGTCGCCCTCGCAAACGAGCGACAGCGCCAGCTGATGCCTGTGCCCGAATATGTGGGCCTCACCTACACCGAACTTTTCTGGCTGCTGCAGCGCGCTGGTCTGCTGGGCAATCCTGCTGCGAGGGCAAACCCTTCAGCGTGGCTGGAGGTTTCCCAGATTGTTCGCACTACCCAAACCTTCACCCAAACGATTTACGCCTATCCTACCGGCCGGGTGGCGATGTCAAATCGCCGCCTCGACAACGGCTGGTCGATACAACTGCGCCATCCGGTGGGTGAACTGGCCGACGTTGATCCTGAAGCCGTCCTGCTAACGGCCGTGCGCGCCACCCGTGACGTTGCAGCATTGCGCCGCGCCCTAAACCGGACTGAGGTTGGCACGGCAATCCTGACCGGGAGCGGCGCACGCTTGTACGCCAACGATGCGTTCGACGACCTCGTGCGCAAGGCCAACGGGCTCGTGTCGGCGGCGGGAGGGCGTGTAGCTGCCGCGCATCCGGACGATGAGCAACACTGGCAAGACGCGCTGCGCGCCGCGGTCGCTGGCGGCCGCGGCCTCGCCTTGCTGCGGCGTAGAGGCGGGACAACGGCGCTCGCCGTCAATCTGCTGCCCGGTGAGCACGAGAATACTGTCATTGTGCTGGCTGCCGTGCCGCGTCAACGACTTTCCTCGCCGGCGGCCGACTGGCTCCGCGAACTCGGGCTTCGAGCGTCAGAGGTCGAAGTGCTTGGGGCGATGATGCAAGGCATGCCTACCTCGGCGATCGCGTCTCAGCTCGATGTGACGCCGGGAACAATCAACGCGGCGATCAGTCGGGCGCGAACGGCCCTGCGCGATCGAGGTCTTTCCGTCGACGGACCGGGGCTGCTGGCACTGGCCCTTCAGATGTCGACGATCACGAGGGCCCCATCGGAGGGGCGAACAGGAGGGCAAGATGGTTGAGACGATCACCCAGGACTTTGTTGCGTCGACTTACGGGAAATCCCTCATTGCGACGGGGATGACCGCTGACCAGGTTGGGCAGGGCTATCAAGATCTCCGGATCATCCTCGAAGCATGCGGCCATGCCGGGGTGCAGAAATTTGCGATGACCGACCTGGCTGACCGCGTGCTGCACGAGGTGCTGGATACCGACGCGCTCGGCACGTTCGTGGCCGACGTCTGGGGCGCCGGATCTCGCCTGGTCCACGATACCGATGCCTGGGGCACGCCGGAGTTCGCCGAGGCTTGGCGCAACACGCGCGCCGCTTTCGCCGAGGCTGGCATCACTCTCGCCCCGGAAGCGGGAGTAGCGCGTTCCGACGGGCGAGCGGCAGCCTTCTGCCTGATTTTCGTTCCTGCGCCAGTGCATTGATGCGCATAGGCTGAGCGTTCATTGTGCGGGGGCGAAAGCCCCCGCCGTTTCGGGGTGACGATGACCGGGAGCAGGATCGAAGCGACGTTTGAGCGCTTCTTCGCCGAGCTGGTGGCGGAAGGGTTCAGTGCTGAAGATGCCGAGGCGGCCGCGGTCCGTGGTTGCGCGTCATTCTACAGCCTTACTGTCCAGGCCCTTGAAGTTCATCTTCGCGGGCGGTTGCTTCATCGGGCTCCTCGTTCCGATAAATCTGAATTGCCTTCCTCGCGAGTTTCCCGGGGTCGGTTGGCTTTCCCTCGTAGATACTACAGGCGGCCGCAATAGATCGCCGCAACAGGTCATAGTTTATCAAATTGAAGCTCTGCCCAGGTTTTACCGGCAAGCTTGTATCGCGTTCGGACAAGTTCGGTCGAGTATCTGGCTTTAGAACAACTCTCGGCTGACTGCGAAGATCATCGGCTGAAACTTGTAGGATTTTCGCAAGTTCATCTCGGACGTCCTCTTTTAGAGAGGCCGGTACGCCGCGTTCGATGAACTGCTGAATGTATGCGTGATTTTTGCCCAGCGAAATCGAGACCTCTCGCATGTTGAGGCTCAGTTCTTTGATGCGGTTCAGAACCAGCTGGCGCACATGTTCGGACATAGGAAGCATCCTATTTCGGGTTCCTGTTGCCGCCCACTAGGAACATGCCTATCGATGCCGCTTGACAAATAGGAATAGGCCTACACAATAGGCCTATGTTGACGCGCGAAACGTTCCTGGCCGAGATCGAGGCGTTCCTGAAAGCATCGGGCATGACGGCGACTGCTTTCGGCAAGGAGGCTGTCAGCGATCCGAATTTTGTCTTCGATCTGCGGCGTGGGCGCCGGGCCAACCTTGAATTGGTTGAAAAAGCGCAGCGACTTATCGCCAAGCACGCGCCGGTCGAGGCTACCCGAACCGGTGAGGCCGCCTGATGGCGCCGGCCGCGATGCTCGCCTCCGATGGCCGCGGGCAGGCGCTGGCCGCCTTCGTGCTGCATGCGCATCGGCCGCCTCGGGCGATGGCGCAACCGCTCACCGATATCCATCAGCCGCGCCCCCCGATCCGTCGCCTGCTGACGACGGATGAACTGATCGCCGCGCTTGCGGCCGAAACCGATCCGAGCCCTGCGGTGCGCCCATGACCGACCTGCTCGACCTCCGGCAGATCGCCCTGGTCCTGGTCTGGGCCGCCCTCAGCGGCGGCACGATCGGGCTGATCGTCTACGGCGCATGGCGCCTCTGGCGCGCCTACACCCATCCCGAGCCGGCCGACCTCGCCGAGGGCGAGGACGGGCTCGACTGGGTGCGCTCCCGCAACGGGGAGAGCGGCTAGATGAACTGGTTCTTCTCCGACGCCTGCGACCAGGTCGGCCGGATACTCATCCTGCTGTTCGCCGCCGTGCTGTTCCTCGGTTGCATCGCCGCGGCCATCGGCTTCATCGCCGCCGGGCGCGAGGTGCTGGCGGCGCTGTTCATCCTGTTTGCCATCGGCCTGGCGCTGGGTGCCGGCCGGCTGATGGTGAGGCGCTGAGATGGCGATCGCACGGGCCTTCGCCATCGTCGCCCCGGTCCGGGCGGGTGGCCGCGCATGACGGATGCGGACGACATGGGCGACGTCGCGCCCGGCTTCCGGCAGAAGCTCGAAGCGCGCGATTTCCGGGTTTGCCGCCTCTACACGGTCGATCGTCTGTCGATGCCGGATATCGCCCGGCAGACGAGCCTGAGCCGCAGCGCGATCCACGGGATCCTGCATCGCTACGGCGTCCCGATCCGGGAGCGAGGCGGCGCGAACCGGCCGAGGATGTCGGCCTATGGCCCCTTCCGGCCGACGCGCATGCACCCGGCCGATCTGGGCCTCGTCTTTCGTGCATCCGGTCTGAGCGACATCGATCTCCATGGCGCCAGGATGTACCAGGCCACCGCGCATGTCTGCACCCGCGGTCAGGCAGATCTGCATGCCGCCGCCACGGCCGGCCAGCCCCTTCAGACCCAACAGCACAACGGGGAAACCGCATGATCGCCAGCGCGTCGGCGCGCCAGCGCCTCGCCGCCGCCCTCGACCGTCGCATCGGTCCGGGCAAATCCGTCTCCCAGAAGGTCGCGGCGGCGGGCGTCGGCCGCAGCGCCGATACGATCGGCCGCTGGATGCGCGACGAGGTGGCCGCGCCGGTCGACGGCATCGCCGAGCTGGACCGGTTCTTCGCCGCCCGCGGCGATTTCGACCTGCTGGCCGAGGTGTTCCCCGAGATGGCCGCGCGCCGGCCCGCCGCCGTGCCTGCAGGCGATCGGGCCTTCGTGATCAGCGACGATGGCCACATGGTCACCGCGCCCCATGGCCCGGCCCAGCATGTGCGCGAGGTGCTGCGGCTGCATCCCGCGGCCCAGGTCGACGCGCCGGTCTATGCGCTGCGCATGCTCGGCTGGGTCGAGCTTACGGCCCGCACCGACGGGCGCCTGATCATCCGCAAGGCGGTCGGGGTCAGCCCCGAGGCGGCGCGGCGGGCGGCGGCATGGCTGGCCGAGCAGGGCAGAGCCTGGCTCGATATCGAGATCAGAACGCTGCAGGGCGAGGCCTGGGCCGCCCGCCGGTACGATACGCTGCGCGCCGCCGTCGCCGCGCTCGAGGCCGCTGCCGCGAATGTCGATCTGGCCGACCAGATTTCCACCAGCATCCGGGCGGCACGGCTGAACCCCGACACGATGGCCGACCCGGCCCAGGTCGCATTGCGCCGGGCATGGTGCGGCCGTGCCGCGCCGCTCGACAGCATGCTGGCCGAACTGCGCACGCTGCCCGGGCACGAGCGTGCCTCGCTGCTGCGGCGCGACGATGACGGGTGGACCGTGGTCTCGGCCGGGCCGGGCACCTGCCTGCGCCGCGATCTCGATGGCCGCCGCCTCGCCGACATGCGCGACCAGGTCTACGGCGACATGGTCGCGGCCCAGCTGGACGCGGTAATGGCCGAGGGCCAGCCGGCCCTGCACGATCTCGCCATCCGAACCCGGTTCGACGGTGGCGCCTATCGCCGGCTGGCCCTGCCGTTGGCCGGGCCGGGCGGCCTGCCTTTCGTACTGTCCCTGGCCGACATCTATCAGGCCCCGCGGGCCGGCGGGGCGATCGGCTGATGATCGTGCCCGGCGCCGTTCCCTATCTCGACGCCCTCACCGGCGACGCGCTCGGCCGCGCCGACCGGCAGGCGGTAGGGCTCGATACCGCCCCGAGGCTGGTCAACGCGGCCTGCGAGGCCGGCCTCGTCCCCTGGGTCAGCCATGACCTCGGCACACTGGCCGCGATCAAGGCAGAGGATCCGGACCGCGCCAGCTTCTACCAGCTTTCGCGGGCCGCCCTGCATCCCGAGGCCGGCCGGCACGACACCGCGATCGTGGTTCTCACCGATGGGGGCCGCCCGGTAGCGTCAGGCTCGGTCCGCATCCGCTGGATCGACGGCACGCTGCGCGAGGCGCTGGAAAGCCGGACGCTGCTCTACGCCGATCCGCGCCAGGCGCCGGACGGCGAGGCGGTGATCTGCCGCGCCGCCAAGGCCACCGAAATCCGCTCCTGCGACGTGGCCGTCGCCGGCGGGCTGTGGGTGTCGCGCCAGCACACCACGGCCGACAGCCGCGTCAACCGCCTGCTGGTCCGCCTGCTGACACTGATCGCCACCGCGAACTATCGCTGGTCATGGTGCATCTCGGTCAGCCACCCGCCGCTGATGCGGCGCGCATTCCCGGTCTATGGGGCCGACGGGGTCGAGGCCGGGGTGATCGTCACTGTCGATGGCGTGCCGATCGAGACGGTGCTGATCCACGCCAGCCGCATGCGGTTCCTGGAAAACCTGCGCCTGCCGGCCTTCGCCGATCCGGGGGCCGACCTCGGCCAGCCCGCACCGGCCGACGTGCAGCGGGCGGCCGCGACGCGTCATGCCCTCGCCGGCATGGCCATGGAGGGCACGGCATGACGCGGCCAGATCAAGCGCTGTTCACGCGTTCAGCCGCGGCGGCATCAGCCTTGACGGGATCAGCAGCGAGGGTGTGCTGATGGCGCAACACGCGAAGGCCATTGCCACGGCTGGCGATCTGTTCGACCACGAGGCGCCCAGCCTGCCGCGTGGCCGGCGGCCGGGTCCGATGCGCGGCGAGCGCCGGGCGACCAGCCGCACCGATCGCCGCAGGCTGGCGGACGAGCGGCGCCGTGCCTGGAAGTTGGGCGACGGTATCAACGTGGTGCTGTTCGCGGGTGTCGGCGGGGCCTGCCAGGGTATCGAGGATGCCGGCTACCCGGTCCACATCGCGCTGAACCACGACGAAGTCGCAATTGCCGCGCATCGGGCGTTGCACCCCCATACCGAGCACATCCAGGCCGATATCTTCGAGGTCGACCCGTTGAAGGCGACACGCGGCCGGCGGATCAGGATCCTTTGGGGCAGCCCGGATTGCACCCACCATTCGGTCGCGGTGGGCGGCGCGCTGCTATCGAACCGCGTCCGGTCGATGCCCTGGCAGCTGTGCCGTTGGACCGGCACGCATCGCAAGCGCGGTCTGGGTCCGGACATGGTTTTCCTCGAGAACGTCCGCGAGATCCGGTCCTGGTCGCGGCTGATCGCCAAGCGCTGCAAGCTCACCGGCCGCGTGATCAAGGTCGACGGGACCGTCGCGGCACCGGGCGAGGTCGTGCCGCGCAAGCTGCAGGCACTGACGCGCGACACCAACAAGCGCAAGGCCGGCCGCCGGTACCGGCGCTGGGTCAAGCACATGCTCGGCTTCGGCGGCGTGTACCAGGATCGCGACCTCGTGATCGGCCATTACGGCGTGCCGACCACCCGCAAGCGCCTGTTCGGCGTCGCCCGCTACGATGGTGGCGCGATCGCGTGGCCCGAACAGACCCACGATTACCGGCATGAGGAAACGGTCCGTTCCGGCCGGCTGTTGCCGCACGTGCCGGCCGCGCAGATCATCGACTGGTCGCTGCCGATCAACTCGATCTTCGACCGCGAGAAGGCCCTCGTCCGCGCGACCGAACAGCGGCTGGCCGATGGCGTCAAGCGCTTCGTGCTGCAGGCCGCGCAGCCCTTCCTGGTGCGACTGACCCACCAGGGCCAGCGCCCGCCGCTCGATCTGGCCGACGCGATGACGACGATCACCGGGGCACATCGCGGCGAGATCGGCCTCGCCGTGCCGACGCTGGTCTCGACCACGCATCGGACCAAGGGCAAGCGCCGCGCCGCCCATGATGGTGCCGATGCCGCGCCGACGTTTACCGCCGGGGTCAAGGGCGGAGAGTTCGCGGTGATGTCGACCTTCGTGGCCGAGCATCGCGGCAACTCGGTCGGTCAGCCGATCGACCGGGCCCTCGGTGCTCAGACGGCGGTCGAGCACCACGCGCTGGCCGGCACCTGGCTGGTCCAGAACAACACCGGCATGGTCGGGCATTCGCCCCTCGATCCGGTGCCAGCGCTGGTCACCCGCGAAGGTCCGGTAGCGGTCGGGGCCGCGTGGCTCGCCCAGCACAACACCGGCAATGTCGGGCGCGACCTCGGCGAAGGCCTCGGTGTCATCACCACGGTGCCCAACCAGCAGCAGGTGGCGGCGGCCCTCCTGGTCCACCAGCGCGGTACCGGCGTTCCGACCTCGGTCGAGGACGCCATGCGCACCCTGGCCACCGGCGGCGGCAAGGGCGGCGATCATGTCGGGGTCGGCGCGGCGTTCATCGCCGAATACTACGGCACCGGCGGCCAGCACCAGGATATGCGCGACGGGCTGAACACCCAGCCGACGCGGGATCGCTTCGCCCCGGCCATGGCCGAGATGCAGGCGCCGCCGCTGACCGATGCGCAGCTGGCGCGGGCCCGGCAGGTCGCGGCCTTCCTGAGGAAGTACGGCGCATGGGATGGCCCAGGCGAGTTCGTGACGGTCGGCCCCTACATCATCGCCGATATCGGAATGCGTATGTTGCGGCCCCACGAGGCCGCGGCCGCGCACGAACTGCGCCTTCCCGAGACCATCGAGCTCCCGAAGCGCCACACCCGCGGCCCCCTGAAGGGCCAGCCGGTGATCGGCGACGACGGCAAGGTCGTCATGCTGCGCCAGCCGCTGAACAAGACCCAGGCCATGCGCCTGGTGGGCAACAGCGTCCCGCCGCGCATGGCCCGCCTGCTGGTCGAGGCGAATGCGCCCGATGCCTTCGATCCATCGCTCGAAAGGATGGCTGCCTGATGTTCGATCACGAGGGCCTGATCCAGCAGCTCGAGGCGTGGCGCAGCCACGACCCCGTTCTCGACCGCGCGCTGTCCGACCAGGTGCTGCGCGCCGACGGATGGTTCACCGAGGACCATCCGGGCGTCTATGGGCGCGTGGTCTGGCGGCGGCAAGGCGAGCCGCGGCAGTACGGCGTCCAGGATCACCGCCCGCATCCGGTGGTCGACTTTGTGGCGGCCCGGGCACTGCTGCCGCAGCCGATCAGCTATTGCATGGCCTACGTGGCGGGCGAGGCCTCGGCGACCGTTGCCAGCCTGCGGCACGGGCGGAGCTTCATCGGCGCCAGCCCGGCGGAGACGGTCGCGCTGCTGATCGCGATCTTCCGATATCGCGCCTTCGACGCGCGCGCCAGCCTGCTTCAGCAGCCGGCAGGTGCCGCATGACCTCGGCGACCCGGCGGCAGCTCATGACGACAAGTGCCTTGAGCGGCCCGATTGCCGCCGCCGCCTATGTCGTGGCGGCGGGCGGAACTCGACCGGGTATCGCCAGGGGCGGCGCGATGGGCAAGTCCCATCATTTCGTCACCCGTCTCATCCATTCGGCCGCCGAAGCGGCCGACGAAATGCCGGCCCTGCCGGCGTCGCCCGCCGGAGTGCGTCCGGCTGTTTCCTCCCACGACTTGGCCGGCGCCACTACCTCCGCCGTGGCGCCGGTCCTTTCGGGAGGCACCGCCGCGCCCGCGGCAACCATCCGGGAGAACTGACCATGGCCAATGTCGTGGGTATCGCCGCCGAGCAACTGCAACAGATCGTCTCTCGCGTCGAACGCCTTGAGGAAGAGAAGAAGGGCATCGCCGACGACATCAAGGAGGTCTACGCCGAAGCCAAGTCGAACGGCTTCGACGTCAAGATCATCCGCAACGTGATCAAGCTGCGCAAGCTCGACCGCGCCGCGCTGCGCGAGATGGACGAGATGATGCAGCTCTATCGCGAAGCGGTCGAGATGCCCGTCGAAACCTCGGGGCACGAGGTCGCCCAAGACAACGAAGCCGCGATCCTGCTGGGCGCGCTGGCGGGGATGGTGCCGAAGTCGGGCCAGATCCTGATCAATACCTCCCACGGAGGCATTCGCATCACCCGGGACCGCGGCGGCAAGATCGTCGCCGAACTGGTTACGCCCCGGTCCGCCGGCAAGCCCAGCGATGCAGCGCGAGGCGGCGCGAGCGGCGCTGACAACAAGGAGGCGGACGCTGACTGCGGGGGCGGGGATGGGGCAAAGCCCTCCAAGGCCAGCGAACCGGCAAAGCAGAAGTCGCTCGACCTGCCCGATGTCGATGAAGCCGGGGCGGAGGAACTTGGCCGCCAATATGCGCGGGATGGCCGCCCCGTGCTCGACAATCCGTTCCCCTTCCGCGACCCGCGACAGCCGCGGTTCGACAAGGGATGGCGCGCCGAGTCCGGCTCGGACGGCATGGGGCCTAAGACCTGATGGCACGGTCGAGGGCGTTCGACGATCATCAGCGTCACCTGCTGCAGTTCGGCGACGTGCTGATGCCGGACGCGGCATCCGAGCCGATCCTGGCGCCGGACATCAAGTCGGCGTTGCTGGAATGGCTTGAGGAGATCTGGGCCGACCACGAGTTGCAGGCGGTCGGGTTGACGCCCCGCCGCCGCGCCATGTTCTCGGGGCCGCCGGGCGTCGGCAAGACGACCCTTGCCCATCACCTGGCGGCGCGCCTGCGGCTCCGGATGCTCGCGGTGCAACCCGAGCGTCTGTCGAGCAAGTATGTCGGCGAGCACGCCCGCAACATCGGCGAACTCTTCGCTGTGGCAACGGCCCAGGCCGATCCGGTGATCCTGTTTCTGGATGAGTTCGACTCGGTGGCCGGCGAGCGCCGCGCCGCCCAGCAGGCCGCTGATGACGATCGCAATTCCGCGATCAACGCGCTGCTGCAGGCGATGGACCGGCACAACGGTTTCGTCATCGCGGCGACGAACCACGCGGACCGGGTTGATCCGGCCGTCTGGCGGCGCTTCGACATCCATATCGAACTGGCCTTGCCGGGGCAGACCGAACGACAGGAAATCATCAAGCGCTACCTTGCGCCCTACGGCATGCCGTCGCGTCAGGTGGAGCTATTCGCCGAGGCGCTGGAAACAGCATCGCCTGCCCTGATCCGCGGGCTGTGCGAGAACGTCAAGCGCAATCTCGTGCTCGGCCACAAGCTGAGCTGGCCGATGCAGCGCGAGGCCGTGTTCGCGCGGGCGATTGCGGCGGTTAGCCCGCACCCGGATCTCGGAAAGCCGCGCCTCTGGACCCACAAGGTCGAAGACGTCGCCATCCGGGCGATGAGCTGGCCGCTGGCTCTCGCCGTTGACCTGCCGGCGGAAACCGCGAGCGAACCCGAGACTGATCCGAAGGTCGCTCGATTTCCGGGGCCGCGCTGATGTCGAGCCGCCCGCGCAACCTCGCTGCCTTGCAGAAGATGCTGCATCGGAGCGCCGCCAAGATCGTGTCGGTGTCGCCGCTGAAGGCGCGGCCGCGCGAGCGGCGCAGCGCGAAGGGCAGCATGGCCGCGCTGGCCTGGGACCTGCCGTCCGAACAGGGACGGGAGCGGGAGCATGTCCGGCTCGACCTGAAGATGCCTCCGGCGCTGTCGCGCTGCTTCACCAATGTGCCGGGTGTCGGCCGGGTCAAGACGAAGGTCTACCGGCTCTGGATCGCCGAGGCGCTGGACACGATCGGCAGGGCCAGGGTCGGGCGGGTTTCCGGCAAGGTCACGGTGGTGGTGGCGATGCGCCGCCGGCCGCGCGCCGACGCCGACAACAGGCTGAAGGCGCTGGGCGACATCCTGAAGACTGCCGGCATTATCCGCGACGACAGCCTCGTCGATGCCTGGCACGTCGCCTGGGCCGATACCGGTCGCGGCGTGCGCATGCTGGTCCGCCCGTTCCGCCAGGAAGACCTGGTCGATCCCGCCCTGATCGGCCAGCCGGGTGATGACGCCCGATGAATTCGCAACCCAGCACCAGCGGGCCGTCGCCCGCCTCGCCGGGGCCGTGCGCGGCAAGCGCCGCCTGCGGGAGGCGGAACTGGTCAGCCTCGTGGCCCGCAAGCTTCGCCTCGAACGGCGCGACCACGTTGTCGCCGCCGCGATCGCCGAGGCGCAGCGCCTCCTCGCCGAGATCCGCCGACGGGCCGACACCGCAAGGCCGGCCCAAGGCGACCTGTTCGACCCCAGCCATTGGAGGGTGAAGTGAAGCGATTGCTGATTGCCGCCGCTGCCGTCCTGCTGCCCGCGCTGGCGCTCGCCCATGGCGATGCCGCCTGGATCCAGCACGATCCCCGCTATGTCGACCAGCGCAACATCCATTGCTGCGGCGAGCACGATTGCGAGCGCGCCCCGGCCGATGCCGTCCGCGCGACCGACGAGGGATGGCTGATCGTCGGTACCGGCCAGATCGTGCCCTACGCGCGGTTCGGCCATGGGCTGTTCTGGTCGATCGATGCCGATTTCTGGTGGTGCCGCTACACCTATGACGTCGCCGAGTACGGCAACCAGGCGGGCGAGGTGCGCTGCCTGTTCGTGCCGGGGACGGCGTCGTGATCGCCCCGATGCGCGGTACCCAGCGCGACCGCCGGCCGGCTACGCAGCCCGCCGGTAAGCCAGCGTCCCCCGAACCGCGCCCGCGGGCCTCGGCGTTCGCCGCGCTCGACGCTTTGCGCGAGGCGGCCAGGATCCGCGAGGCCGCGGTGGCGAGCCTCTACCGTGCCGATCACACCGACGCGCAGATCGCTGCGGCCCTCGACATGTCGGAAAGTGCCGTGGCCGGGATCCGCCAACGGCTGGGCCTGCTGGTTCGTCCGGCGCGGCGTCGCTTCAGCCGGGACGAGATCCTTGCGCTCGAGGCGAAGATCGAGGCCGCCGTCTGCGAGGGCAAGAGCGATCCGCAGATCGCCGACGCCCTCGGCGTCACCGTGCGGTTCGTCTCCGACGCGCGTGACCGGCTCGACCTGATCGAGACGCGGCCGCCGGTGCGGGAAACCTGCGAGGCGCTCGAAGCGGCGTTGCTGGCATCGGGCGGGCGTTTCGAGGACCACCCGGCCGCCGCGGCGCGTAACGCCCTGCACGAACCCATCCCGGACTACCGGTGCCGCTGGTTCCGGCGCTTCCCGCCCGGTTTCCGGTCGAGCCTGGCTTGAGCATTCAGGAGCATCACATGCGCCCCATGCGCCGCCCCAACATCGCGAACCCCGCCGTCAAGAAGCGCGTCGACGAGCGGATCTGCCGGATGCGCCGCGACCAGCAGCCGACCCCGAGCATTCACGATATCTCCCGCGCTGTCGGCCTGTCGCGGTCCTACGTCCAGCGGGTGCTGGAAGCCTCCGGACTGCGCGCGGCCGGACTTACCGCGGCGCCGGTCACGAACTTCTCGCGGATCGTCGGCAGCAACGAGCTGATGGCCTATATCGCCGAGGCGCGCGAGCGCAATGCCAGCGACGACGAGATGGCCGCCCATCTCGGTTGCAGCGACGACACGATCCAGCGGGTCCGGCGCCAGATCGGCTGGGTTCGGGCGCATACGTCGACCTCGCCCCAGGAACGGCAGTCGCGCAACGATCGCATCCGGGCGCTGTACGAGGAACACGACGGTGACCTCAGGTTGATTGCCGCGGCCCTGGGCATGCAGACCTCGGCCGTCGAGCACATCGCGCACAAGATCGGCCTGATCGAAGCTTCGCGGGCGGCGCGGCGCGCAGTGTTCGGCGCGCGCCTCGCGGCCGCGGCACAGGCCTGCGGCCGGGCGCCCGAGAAGGCCTATGTCGACGATCCTCGGCAGGCGGCCCTGTCGCTCCTGATCGCGCCCCGCTACGTGGCGATCAGCCGGCAGTATGTCGGCGCGCAGTCGAGCGCCGCCTGATGGCCCAGGCGCGCCACCGGGATATTCGTGGCCCCGACCTGACCGCTGGAGAGATCTGGCCGGACGGCCAGCGCCCCCACAGCGTCGACGCGGTGGTCGCGGCCGACGACTATCAGCGTTTTCTCGAAGGCAAGATCCGGCTGGCCGCGAATTTTGGGATCGAGGTTGACCCCGCCGAGGTCAACCCGATCCTGAAGCCGCATCAGCGCGCCATCGTGCTGTGGGCGCTGCGGGGTGGCCGGCGGGCGATCTTCGCCTCGTTCGGCCTCGGCAAGACCTTCATGCAGCTGGAAATCCTGCGGCTGGTCGTGGCGCATCTGTCGGGCCGGCTCGGGCCGGCCGGCATCGCCCCGAACGTGCTGGCCGATCCGCCGGCCGCAGCCCGCGCGCTGCTGGTCGCACCGCTCGGCGTCCGGCAGGAATTCATGGGCGACGTTCGCGCGCTGGCCACCGGCGAGCATCCCGCCATCTCGGCCGAGCAGCGCGCCGAACTGGCCGCCTGGCAGGCTGGCCGGCCCGATCGGGTGATGACGCTGACATTCATTCGATCGGATGCCGAGGCCTCTGGTCCGGGCGTCTATATGACGAACTACGAGACGGTGCGTGAGGGCAAGCTCGACGTCATGCGCTTCGCCGCCGCCTCGCTCGACGAAGCGGCGATCCTGCGCGGTTTCGGGGGCTCGAAGACGTTCCGCGAGTTCATGCGGCTTTTCGACGGCATGCGCTGGAAGTGGGTGGCGACCGCCTGCCCGAGCCCGAACGAATACATCGAGATGCTGGTCTATTCAGCTTTCCTCGAGGTGATGGACATCGGCCAGGCCAAGACGCGGTTCTTCAAGCGGAACAGCGAGCAGGCCGACAAGCTGACCCTGCATCCGCACAAAGAACGGGAGTTCTGGTTGTGGGTCGCGTCCTGGGCCTTGTTCATCACCAAGCCGAGCGACCTCGGGGCCGAGTTCAGTGACGCCGGCTACGACCTGCCGCCGCTCGATGTCCACTGGCACGAGATCGCGACCGACCATCGCGACGCCGGTTCCGAGCGCGGCGGCCAGTACCGGCTGCTGCGCGAGGACGCGGTGGGCGTGGTCCAGGCCTCGCGCGAGAAGCGCCACAGCCTGTCGGCCCGGATCGCCAAGATGATGGAGATCCGGGAGATCGACCCCGGGGCGCACCGGATCATCTGGCACGACCTTGAGGCCGAGCGGCTGGCGATCGAGGCGGCGATCCCGGGCATCACCAGCGTCTATGGCTCCCAGGCGCTGGAACAGCGCGAGGAAGCGATCGTCGCTTTCTCGAACGGCCGGTTTCAGGAACTGGCGACCAAGCCGATGATCGCCGGCGCCGGCTGCAATTTTCAGCGCCATTGCGCCTGGGCCGTTTATCTCGGCATCGGCCACAAGTTTCACGATTTCATCCAGTCGATCCATCGCCTGCTGCGCTTCCTGCAGACCCGCGGCGTTCGTATCGACCTGATCTACACCGAGGCCGATCGAGATCCGCCGGATCGGGTGGTCGGCATGAGCCGGGACGATGTCAACGCCCTGGTGGCCCGCGTGATCGGCACGCTGAAGCGGGCGCGGCTGGCCACCGGCAGGGAAGACGATACCCAGCTCGACATTGCGCGAGCGCTCGCCGCCGCCGGGATCGACTTCCAGCGCGAACACCGCCTGACGCCCGCCGATCGCCTTGACTTCTGGCTCGACGGCCTGGTCATCGAGGTCAAGTTGCGCGCCAACTCGAAGGCGGCGATCTACCGCCAGCTGGAGCGATACGCCCGGCATCCCGACGTCAGGGCGATCCTGCTGATCACCGGCACCGCCATGGGGCTGCCGCCAGAGATCGAAGGCAAGCCGGCCTATTACCTCAGCGTGGGGGCATCATGGCTCTGACCTACGGTACTGCCCGTATCGAGGACGGCTATTGGGTGCTCGACAACCTGCCGCCCCATGCCTGCATGCGGTTCAAGGACGTGTTCCCCAGGACCGGCCGCACCGCCCGACTGCCCTTCAAGTTCAAGGTGTCGCCGGCGTCGAGCGCCGACCTCGAATGGTTCATGGCGCGCTACCCGCTGGAGATCGCCGCCAACGACCAGGCCGAGATGGTCGCCGGCCGGGAGACGCAGCAGCGCGCCTTCGAAGCCGCCGCGGCGATCCTGGCGCCTGGGTGGGAGCCGCCACCGCTGATCGGCTTCCGTGAGGGCCAGGCATTGCGGCCCTACCAGGCGCAGGCGGTGCAGTTGTGCATGGCTCGCCGCGGGCTGCTGCTGGGCGACGACCTCGGGTTGGGCAAGACCTTCGTCGGCTGTGGGCTTATGGTCCAGCCGGGCACGCTGCCCTGCGCGGTGGTGACGCCGGTCCATCTCCAGAGCCAGTGGCTCAAGGTGGTCCGGGCCGTCACGACTTTGCGGGTCCACGTCGTCAAGAAGATGCGGCCCTACGATCTGCCGCCGGCCGACGTCTACCTGTTCCGCTACAGCCAGCTGCGCGGCTGGTTCGATGTGTTCGGAAGCGGGTTCTTCCGGTCGGTCATCTTCGAGGAAGCGCATGAGCTCCGGACCGGCCTTGCCTCTGACAAGGGCCGGGCGGCCAAACAGTTGGCGGAGAATGCTGGCTGGCGCCTCGGGCTGACCGCGACGCCCGTGCAGGGCTACGGCACGGAAATCCATCCGGTGATGTCGTTCATCAACGACGAGGTTCTGGGGCCGTTCGAGGAATTCCACAGAGAGTGGCTGCCGCTCGATGACGAGAAGGCGCGCGGCCTCGGCTCATACCTGCGCGACCAGGGCGTCTACCTGCGCCGCACCAAGGCCGACGTCGGCCAGCAGCTGCCGCCGGTGAACCGGATCGTCGAGACGATCGACTGGGATGCCAAGACGCTGGAGCGGGTCGAGGACCTGGCCCGCCAGTTGGCGATCAAGGCGGTGAACGGCAGTTTCATGGAGCGCGGCCAGGCTGCGCGGGATCTCGACCTGATGGTGCGTCGCGCCACCGGCGTGGCCAAGGCGCGCGCGGTGGCGCTGTTCGTCCGCCTGCTCTGCGATGCGGGCCGCAAGGTGCTGCTCGCCGGCTGGCACCGCGACGTCTACGACATCTGGCTCAAGGAGTTAGCCGCGCTCAAGCCGGCCATGTACACCGGAAGCGAATCGCCCAAGCAGAAGGCTGATGCGATCGAGGCCTTCGTGTCTGGCGAGGCGCAGGTCCTGATCATCTCGCTACGGGCCGGCGCTGGCATCGACGGGCTGCAGCACGTCTGCTCGACGGTCGTTGCAGGCGAACTGGACTGGCAGCCGGGCGTCCACAACCAGCTGATCGGCCGACTGGATCGCGAGGGTCAGACCGAGCCGGTCGACGCTTTCTTTCTGATCGCGCAGGACGGTTCGGACCCGCCGATGGTCGAGGTCTTGGGGATCAAGTCGTCGCAGGCGGCCGCGATCACCGACCCGTTGGGCCAAGCCGTCGCGACGCCGGCTGACGAAAGCCGCATGCGGGCGCTGGTACAGCGCTATCTGCGACCCGGCGATGTCCAGGTCGAGGTGGCGGCATGAAAAGCGGCTACACAACCGGCCGCTGGTCCAACGGATTGGCTGAATGGACCCAGGGCGACACCGCATTCCTATCGGTGGCGTTCACCTGGCGGCTGGACGACGCTTACATGCGCGCGCTTTGGTACCGGGCGCAGGGGTATCGCGTCAGGGCTGGCGGCCCGGGCATCTTCACGCGCAAGCACTACTTGGCCGATGTCGCTGAAATCGGTGGGGAAATCCCCGACGCGATCGCCCGCCACAACCCGATGGCCACGTTCGCCAGCCGTGGCTGCCCGGTTGGGTGCTGGTTCTGCATCGTGCCCAAGATGGAGGGGCGCGACTTCACCCTGTTGCCGGAATTCGAGCCACGGCCGGTATTGTGCGACAACAACCTCTCGGCGCTACCGGCCGATTATCAGAGCCATATCGTCCAGCGCTACCGCGCGGCCGGCGTTCCGCTGCTCGATGCCAACAGCGGGTTCGAGCCGGCAACGTTCGATGACGAGGTCTATGAGCGCTGGGCACCGATCAACCGTGGCCCTTGGCGCTTCGGTTATGACGAAACCACCGAAGGCGCTCAGGTCCAGCGGGTCATGCAGATGCTGCGGGCCCGCGACATGCGGCCACATCGCATTCGGGTCTACGTGATGATCGGCGCCGAACCGTTCGCCGCGTGCATGGATCGCATAAGGCGCGTCATCGATTGGGGCGGTGAGCCGCACTGCCAGCCATTTATCAAGCTTAATGCGCTCCACAAGAAGCCGAACGTGCGACACGACTGGACGCCAGGGCTGCTAACCGATGTCGCACGGTGGGCAAACCGCCGCTACTGGAAATACACCGACTTCGCCGACTACCAGCGTTCTGGTGCAGCGGCTCGCGCTCAAGGCCACGACGATCTTTTCGAGGGTGCTGCGGCATGATGTCGCGAGATGGCGCGCCTATCGTGGACGAGGTGCTGGCCGCCGCGCTTGCGGACATCGCGGATCCCGTCGAGGCGATCATTCGGGACTGTCCGACGGCGCTCGGGCACAACGTCGTGAACGGCTCGCTGGGAAAGCCGACGAAGATTGTCCGGCTTGCGTGCAGTCACTTCACGATAACGGATCGCCGCGCTACCTGCCCATGCCGACGGTGCGGCGCGATGATCCGCGCCGGCTATGACTACGACGCCTTCCGCCGGCTCGGCGCACTGGATGAATTCGATTGGCCGAAAGATCGCCTGAAGAACATCCATCAACCGCGCCGGGGCGACAGTCGCTGGACATCGCAGGGCCGACGTGACCTCGAGCCCGAAGCTGATGCTGCCGGGGTCATGGCATGATCTGGCGCCTGTCGAACCGGGCCGATCCGCACGCCCTCATGCTGGCCGACCGGCACTATAGCCGCCAGAAGCCAGGCACCCGCCAGTTTGTCGCCCCGGGCGGCTGCATCGTCCTGCTCTCGGTCTGCGGCCGCGCCCTGTGGGTGTCACTGCGCCAGCGCATCGTCAAGCACGCTTGGCCGGGGGCATGGGCATGCGCGTTGTTTCGCAACGAGGGAGCAGGGCTGGCCAGCGACCTGATTGCCCAGGCACTGGCGGCAACCAGGTCGATCGGGGGCAATCCTCCGCCGGCGGGCGTCATCACCTTCGTTGATCCAGATATGGTCCGCCGCAAGCGTGATCCTGGCCTGTGCTTTTTGCGGGCTGGCTTCCGGGTCGTCGGCGCGACGCGCAAGGGGCTGATCGTTCTGCAGATGCCTGCGCTCCAGGTGCCGGCGCCGATCGCGCCATTGGGCCAGCAGTTCACATTCGGTGGTGCGGCGTGAACTGGTCCTGGCAGTACGCGGATCTCGACGACAGCGCGGTCGGGCGGTATGGCGCCCGGCGCGATTGGGCGCAGCTCGGGACATGCTGCGTTCTCTCGGCCGCCGGGCCGACCTGGGTCGCGCTGCGGCCGGCCGAACCGCTGCCGCAATGGCCGGATTGCTGGCTGCTGCTGATGTTCAAGGTCAGCACCTTCGCGGTGCAAGCCGCCGTCGACGCGCTAGCGATCGAGGCCCTGCGCCGCACGCGCCGCCATCTCGGCGACCCGCCCGCCAGCGGCATCGTCGCCTTCGTCGGCCAGCAGCGGTTCGACTATCTGACCTGGCCGCCCCCGGCGGTGGCCGCGCTGGTTCATGCCGGCTTCGCGCGCGTCGGCATCGCCGAGGACGGCGCTGAGATCCTGCAATTGCCGCCCGATCGTTTCCCGCCGGCCTGGGCCGGCAGGGCCATCACCCGGCATGCCCGGCGCTCCACCCGCTTGGTGCGGCCATGATTTTCGCCAATGTCCGGAGTACCTCATGAGCGACGACGGGTTCCCCGCCATCGACCTGACCAGCGCGCCGCCGATCGAGCCGCTCGTCCCGCCGGAAGTCGACCTACGCGGCCTGCTGTACATGCCGCTCTATGGCGACCTCCTGATCAAGTCGCGGGGATGGATCCTCGCCAGCGGCGACGGTGCGAAGGCGATGATCCAGCTGTGGTGCCATGCCTTCACCCACGAGGTTCCGGCCGCCAGTCTGCCCAACGACGACCGCCTGCTCGCCTCCTATGCGGGCTACGGCGCCGGCCCGGACGGGCGGAAGGCCTGGTCTCGGGTGAAGGGCGAGGCGCTGTGGAAATGGCAGCTGGCGACCGACGGGCGGCTGTACCACCCGATCCTCGCCGGCATCGCCCTGCGATCCTGGTCCGGCCGCACCGCGGCCAGTGCGCTGCCGAAGTCGAGCGATGCCAGCCGCCAGGCACGGCACCGCGCCAAGGTGGCCGGCCGGCGCCGCGAACTCGCCACGTTGGGCATCGCCGCGCCGAAGGGCGCCACGCTCGCCGAACTCGACGAGATGATGCGTGACGCCCTGGGTGACGTCTCGCCGGCCGTGACCGGGGACGGGGATGGTAACGCGCATGGTGACGCTGTCGTCACGGTCGATGACGCTCCCGTAACGCGCGATGGTGACGTTACGCGTAACGCTCTGACCGTTACGCGTAACGCTTCGGCCGTTACGACCATCGTGACGCGTAACGCCCCCGTCACGCCCCAAGGGAAAGAGACAGTTGAAGGTCAAGGGACAGGGGTTACTACCGAAAATAATCCAGCAGCGCAGCTAATCACCGGACAGCGTGAGAGTGACGGGCTGCGCTGCGCCCAGGATGAATTGGTCTATGAAGTCGCCAGGGCCGCGGTGCGCGCCGCCGGGCTCGACGAAGGCCATGTCGAGACGGAATTCGACGTCGTCCAAGGCTGGCTGCGGCACGGTGTCGGGAAGACGGCGATCCTGCAGGTCGTGCAGGCCAAGGTCATCCAGGCCCGCAAGGCCGGCAAGCGCATCGGCTCGCTGGCCTATTTCACGGCGCCCCTGCGCGACAGCGTCGCCGGCCCGGCGCAGCACGACATCAAGCCCACCGTCACGGTTGACCCGGCCCAGCGGGCCGAATACTGGCGCCGCCGGCTGCGCGACTGCATCTCGGCCGATGGTTGGGACGTGAACAGGTGGCGCCGTGACATCGATGGGCCTGCCCCCCCGATGCTCGGCCATCGCGTGCCGGCCGAGATCCTGGCTGAGGCCGACTTCCGCCCGCATTTCCCGAGCCTGTTTCCCGCCTCCACGGCGGCCGCTTGACGATCCCCATCACCCGCGCCTCAGCGGCGCCCGCTCCAGTCAGGAGGATGCCCATGACCGCCCCGACTTCCGCCCATGCCGCCGCGCTGTTCAAGTTGCCGGACACGTTCTCGCTGCCGGCCAGGATCACCTTCGACGAGCCGGCGCCCGTTTTCGGTCGCGTCCCCGGCATGGGGCGCTGCGTCGTCGCCTCGAGGATGACTGGTCTGTTCCCGTTCGTTCCGCCCGCCATCGGCATGCGGCACGTCGACATGGCACGGGATGCACTCCGCCGGGCTGGTCACGATGCCGGCCGCGCGGTGATCTCTCTGGCCTACGACTATCCCGGCCAGTGGATCAATGCCCGGCGCCGCGGCAGTCCACGCGCCCTGAAGATCGTCGTCACGATCCCCTGCAAGCCGTTCCGGGTGGCGAAGACGGCGAGGGCTGCGTGATGGTCAAGGCCGTTCCCGATGTGAGTGCCGCCTCGGATCAATATGAGGCTGATCGCCCTGCCACAGGCAGGCCGGGCGCTGAGCAGCGGCAGGTCGCAACGCGCCGCGACGGCGCGGAAGACAAAGCCTATCCGGCTGCCACAGACGGCCAGCCGTTCCGGGACTGGTGATCATGATGATGGTGGCGACGAAGATGGCATCGACCCCGAAGACGGACCCGGCTCTTCCGGTCGTGGTGGAAGCACTGGCCGAGGTCGACGGCATGACAGATCTGCTCGCAATCGTCAGGGAGGAGGTCGACCTCGAGCGCATGTCTGGGCTTGAGGAAGGTCTGCGTCGCGATGCGTCGGCGCTGATCACCGGGCTGGCCCGGCGCGGCTATGTGATCGTGCAGGCCGACGATGGGAAGTAGAGCAAGCAAGAGGGTCGGCGGTTCGCGCAAACAGGTCGTAGCCGACCTGCCGACAGCAGCGTCTACCGTCATCGGTGCCCAACTGATCACCCGCAGGGAGGAATTGAACGCTCTGGCGAACGAGCTCGGGGCAAAGGTGAAGGTCCTTACCGATCGAGCCGAGAGGGGCGAGAAGGTTCGAGGACTACGCAATGCTCGCCACCAGTTGAGGAAGGCGATGGACGAGCGGGACAGGATCAGCGGGCAAATCGCTGAGATTGACAGGCGATTGGCGGCAGGAACTTCGGTGACGGGGGCTTTAGATACGCCCCTTGACCCGAACGCTCCAACACCGGAGCGGCTTGCCAAGGGCGATGTCTATCAAGGGAAGCACCATATCGTGGACGAGACCGAGCCGACCAAGGTCCGAGAAAACTTCACCGGCTATCGCTCGCAAGCGGCAATCGATCACTACCTTGCTTGCGGGATCATCGACGAGACACAGTGGCGGGCGGGCGACATGCTGCGCGCTGACTATTTCCGCGCCGAGATGGTGCGCGGCGTTACCGCAAGCTACGCTGAGCCAACAGGCCCCGGAGATGGTGATGCTGCCCTCGAAGTGGTCGCTGCGCGCACCAGCTTGGCTGGAGCAATGTCGGCCGTTGGCCCCGCCTTATCTGGCGTGGTGGTTCACGTCGTCTGCCTTGGTCAAACTGCCAAAAGCTGGTCGGAGCAAAATGGGCGAAAAGGGCGGCAGGCGGAAACCGAGGGGATGGCTCTACTGAAGGCAGGCCTGTTTAACCTTGCCGTCTACTACGGTTTGGTCGCGGCGCCTGAGCCCGCGATCGATCGCGCCGCACGGATCTCATCGGGTCCAGATGTTGATGCGCCAACTGCTAAGCCGGCCAGTCCGCTTGAGCCGCAGTTCTTGATGGTCCCCCATGCGGGGCGCGATGGGCGGAAAGTCCTGTCCGTCGCGAAATCAGCCGGTTGACACCCGCGCGGGGGTTTGGCATAAACATTGTGGGTTTAGAAGTGTGCCCGGCAGCCAGAGATGGTCGCCGGGCGCAGTTCTTTCAGAGGCACCAAGGTCTGCGCCAGCTCGGCGCTCCGAGCCGGCCCGGCTCGATCAGGTCCATCTCTATTCCTTTCCAGTCCGCTTAGGCGGGCCGCCTGCAGGCACCGTCTGCCAGGGCGCCCGCGCCCCGTGGCCTGCCGTCGACCGCGCCTGCTGCCACGTAGCGCCCGGCGCGGGCCTGGCCGGGCCTGGCCGGGCCTGGGGCGGGGTCGCGGGTCCTCCCGAGGGGGCATCGCCCGCGGGTGGCCCCAGCCCTCGATTTCGCGCGTTTTTCGGGTTTCGGTGCAACGCAACACCTTGTTGCGTCCGGCTCGCGGCACGCGAGGTTTGTCGGTCAAGTCTCTGAATTTTCGCAAAAATTGCGCGTTGCGACGCCTGTTCGGTGTTGCGCGGAGGTCGGAGGCGAGCAACGCAACATGGCTCCGCGCAACGGCTCCAAAAAGCCCAAACTCATCTCCAAAGCCGAGTATGCGGCGAAGATCGGGGTCAATCGGTCCCAGATCACCCGTTACGTGGCGAAAGGCATGCCGTCACACGGCGGCATGATCGATCCGGACGAGGCCGACTGGTGGCGCCAGCAGAACCTCGATCCCACGAAGCCCAAGTCGAAGGTCACCGACCGGCAGGTTGGCAAGGCGAAGGCTGCTTCGGCGGACAACCCCGCTCCCCCGAAGCAGCCGGCACCGCCGCCCAAGCAACCGGACGGGCCGCCGCCGGGCAACGAAGAGCCCGGTTGGTCGCCCGACGGGTTCCAGACCTCCGGGGTCATCGTCCATTTCCCCGATGGCTCGAAGATGGACCTGCTACAGATCGCCGATCTGACGACGGCGACCCGGATCGACAAGTTCTGGGCAGGCGAACTGAAGCGCCGCGAGGTGATGCTCCACGATAAGGAGCACTATCCGCGCGCCGACGTCGACGCGGCGACCAACGCCGCGGTTCTGATGTTCAAGAACGGCCTGCTCGGCCTAGGTCGGCGCTTGGCCGGCCGGCTCGAAGGCAAGAACCTCGCCGAGCGCGAGCTGATCATTCGGGAAACATTGCGGCGGGCACTGGAAAAGCTCGCCGAGAAGCTGTCGGCTGCCGTGGCGGGGGATATTCAGGAGGCGGGTGAGGAACCGTCCCCCGACGATGACAGCGATCAGCCCGAAGGCGATTGAGCTGCTGCGGCAGTGGTCGGGCATTCTCCGGCCACCGCCGAAGCGCACCACCGATGAGTGGGCGGCGAAGTCGGTAGAACTGCCGGACACATCCTCGGAGCCGGGCGAGTACGACCCGAGCCGCACGCCATACAACATCCCGATCATGCGGGCCTTCGACGATCCGCGCTGGAAGCAGATCGTCGTCGTCATGGGCTCGCAGATGGGCAAGACGCTGACGTTCTGCCTGGTGATCGGCCGCCGCCTCGACGACGATCCTGTCCCGATCATGTACGTCGGTCCCGACCGGAACTTCGTCGAGGACACCTTCGAGCCCCAGTTCATGGGCCTGCTGAGGTCGAGCAAGTCGCTGCGCCGCAAGACATTGTGGGGCAAAGCGCAAAAGAAGGTCCGCAAGATCATCAACGGCGCGGTGCTGCGCCTCGCCTGGGCCGGCTCGGCCTCGCAGCTGGCCGGCCAGCCTGCCGGGCTCGTCCTGCTCGACGAACGCGACCGGATGGGCGACCTGCAGGGCGAGGGCGACCCCGGCACGCTGGGCGACGCCCGCCTCAACAGCTATGCCAACGGAAAGTTGGGCACCATCTCGACGCCGCTCGAAGGCAATGTCGAAACCGAGGCCCATCCCGTTACCGGGATGATCCACTGGAAACTGGCCGAGCCGGAGGAGGTCACCAGCCCGACCTGGGCCTTGTGGCAGGAAGGCACCCGCTACGAATGGGCCTGGCCGTGCCCGCACTGCGGCACATACTTCGTGCCCAGACATTCGCTGTTGCGCTGGTCGAAGCCCGCGGATGGCTCGAAGGTGACGCCGGCTCAAGCGCGCCGATCGGCCTACATGGTCTGCACGAACCCCGATTGCGACTGCCATACGGCCGGGTTGACGATCGAGGACAGCGACAAGCCGGCGATGAATGCGCGCGGCCGGTTCCTCGCGCCGGGACAGTGGGTCAACGAGAAGGGCGAGGTTGAAGGCAGCGAGCCGGATACGGACGTTGCATCGTTCTGGGTCTCCGGCCTGGCGTCGCCTTTCGTCAGTTGGGGCGAGCGCGCATCGAAGTTCGTCCGGGCCGTCCGCTCCGGCAAGCCGGCCAAGATCCAGGGCGTGATCAACACCGGTTTCGGCGAACTCTACCGCATCGCCGGTGAAGCGCCGAAACCGACCGCGGTGCAAGCGCGCCGCCGTCCCTATCGGATGGGTGAAGTACCTCTCGGTGGGCAGCGCCTTGCGTTGACGGTCGACGTGCAGAAGCGCTCGCTGATCTACGTCATCCGCGCCTGGGGCGCCCGGTGGGAGAGTTGGCTGGTCAAGGCTGGCGAGCTTTTTGGCGAAACCGACCAGGATGGCGTCTGGACTGATCTGGCCCGGATCCTGGATGACCAGTATGGCAGCCTCGGCATCAGCCTGTGCCTGATCGACTACGGTTACAGGCCTGGCGACAAGGAAGTGCGGCCAACCCACGCTGTTACGGATTTCTGTCGGCGCGTCGGCTTCCTGCGCGCCAGGCCGATCCGCGGCAAGAGCCACCTGAAGGGGTCGCCGATCGGCACGTTCCAGACAGAGGTCCGGACCGACGGCAAGAAGAAGATCTTCGGCATCCGCGGCCACGAGCTTGATACCGATGTTTTCAAGTCCTGGGTTCACGCCCGGCTGCGCTGGCCCGCCGATCAACCGGGGGGCTGGCATGTGCCGGAAGATGTGCCCGAGGAGTACTGCCAGCAGATCGTTGCGGAGAGCCGCATCGCCCTGCCATCGGGCAGGGGGCATTGGAAGCGGCACGGACCGAACCACTACCTCGACTGCGAGATGATGCAGGTCGCCGCCGCGAACCTCCTGCAGGTCCAGACCTTGCGTCCGCCTGCGGAACCGGCCGCGACCGACGAGCCACCGGCCCCCTCGTCCGCGCCGCCGTCGCCGGCCCGCCGGATTGTCCGTGTCGCTGCACCGAAAGGCCTCTGACCATGGCATTCACCCAAGCTCAGGTTGACGCCCTGAAGGACGCGATCGCGGCCGCAGGCATTGACCAGGAGGTCGAGTACGCGGACGGCAGCCGCGTGAAGCGCATGACGCCGGCGCAGGCGCGCGATCTGTTGGCCATGATGGAGGCCGACGTCAAGGCGACGGCCCCGTCGGCGCCGATCCGTCGCATCATCGTCACGACGTGCAAGGGCATTTGGTGATGCCGCGCGTCCGGACCCTGTACGGGCCGAACAGCGAGGTGCTGAAACAGTTCGTGCCAACGCCGCGCGGGCCCTCGATGGTCGCCTTCGACGCCGCCGGCTCGGGTCGCCGCCTGTCGACCTGGCAACCGCCGCGAGGCACGTCGATGGCCAGCATCGTGCGCTCCGATTTGCGCGATTTGCGCGATCGCAGCCGCGATGCGGTCCGCAAGTCGCTCTACGCCTCCGCCGCGAAGCAGAGCTGGGTCGGCAACGTCGTCGGCACCGGCATCAGCCTGTCGTCGATGGTCGAGGGCGACACCGGGCTGCAGCAGGCGATCAAGGCGCTGTGGGAGGAATGGACCGACGAGGCCGATGCAGAGGGCGTGTCGGACCTCTATGGCATGCAGCGCACCGTCGCGTCTGCGCTATTCGAGGCCGGAGAGATCTTCGTCAGGTTCCGGCCGCGCCGGCTCGGCGACGGCCTTTCCGTTCCGCTGCAACTGCAGTTGATCGAGTCGGAACAGGTGCCGCTCGAGAAGAACGAGGTGTTGCCCAACGGCAATATCGTGCGGATGGGGATCGAGTTCGACCGGGTGATCCAGAGCCGGCGTGTCGCCTACTGGATGTTCCGCAATCACCCCGGCGACTACGGTACCGGCCAGGCGCTCGGCGATCTGGTGCGCGTCCCCGCGACCGAAGTCCTGCATATCTTCGACCCTCTGCGTCCCGGCCAGATTCGCGGCATTCCCAAGCTCGCTACGTCGCTGCTGACACTGTGGGAACTCGACAAGTTCACGGACAACGTGCTGGTGAAGCAGACGATCGGCGCCGGCTTCACCGGCTTCTTTACCTGGACGGCGTCCGGCGACAACGGTCCTCCGCTCGGCGCTGCAAAACCCGACGGCGCGCCGGCGGACAGTACGGTCGGGTTCACCACCGTCGAGCCCGGCACATTCCCCGAGTTGCCGCCGGGCGCGGATGTGAAGTTCGCCACGCCGCCCGATATCGGTGCGCAGTTCGAGGCCTTCATGAAGGTCAACCTTCGCGCGATCGCCTCTGCGCTGGACGTCCTGTACGAGCATCTGACCGGCGACTATGCCGGCGTGACCTATACCAGCATGCGCGCTGCCGTCCTCGAGATCCGGCGCCGCATCGAGCAGTTGCAGCACCACGTGCTGATCTTCCAACTGTGCCGACCGATCTACTGGCGCTGGCTCGAGGCGGCCGTACTGGCGGGCGCCCTGCCGACACTGAGTGCGAGCCGCTACGTCAACGACCAGCGTGCGGTCCGCAAGGCACGCTGGCTGCCGGATCCATGGCCTTGGGTTGATCCGATCAAGGATCGCATGGCCGAGATCTTGGCCGTTCGCGCCGGCATGAAATCGCTTTCCGACGTGATCGAGCAGGAAGGCGAAACGACCGCGGACACGCTTCGCCAGCTCTCGGAGGACTTCAAGCTGGCCTTCGATACCTACGACCTGATCCTCGACAGCGATGCCAGCCGCACCGCGAAGAGCGGCGCCGTCCAGAAGGCCGAGAGCGCCGCCCTCGGCGGCTGAACCCACGAGAACATCAGGAGGGCCGCGCATGTCGACTGCGCCACGCCAACAGTTCCCCTATTTCCGGGTCGCCGAGCGCATGTTCAATGTGCCGCTGCTGATCCACCCGCTCAAAGCCCAGGTGATCGGCAATTTTGTCGCCGAACGAATGGGCATGCCACCGGTTACGCTCGACGTCGGCGAATACGACCAGGGCGTGAGCAGGCGCGCGAAGCCTGCCGCAGTAGACCCTGCGATCGCGGTCATTTCGATCCACGGCTCTACCGTGCACCGGTCGTCGTATATGGATGCGATGTCGGGCCTCATCTCCTATGAGGAGATCACGGCTGCCCTGCGCGAAGCGCGTGCCGACGCAACGGTCGGCGCCATTCTGCTTGACGTCGACTCCTTCGGCGGCGAGGCGGCCGGCTGCTTCAGCCTGTGCGAGGAAATTCGCGCAACCCGCGCAGATAAGCCGGTCTGGGCCATCGTCAACGAGCACGCCTATTCCGCCGGCTGCGCCATCGCCACCTCTGCCGATCGGGTCTATCTGCCTCCCAGCGCCGGCATGGGATCGATCGGCGTGCTCTGGATCCACATGGATATGTCCGGTGCCGATGCCCAGGCCGGCGTCCAGTACACCCCAATCTACGCCGGTGCCCGCAAGATCGACTATTGGGGGCACGCACCGCTGTCCGACGAGGCGCGCGCCGCCGAGCAGTCCTCGATCGACGGGCTCTACGAGCTGTTCTGCAATTCGGTCGGCCTCGGCCGCGGGAAGCGCATGACCGCTGCTGTCGCACGCGCGACCGAGGCTGCCTGCTACCAGGGCGCGGCTGCGGTCACCGCCGGCCTTGCCGACCAGATCGGCACCATCGACGACGCTATTCGAGATCTCGCCGCCGCCATGCCGCGCCGCGCGAGTACTGCCCGCGGCCGGTCCGCCGCGGTTCCCACCAACGCCACGAACCTGGAGGTCGACATGGCGAACGAGATTGCGGCGGACAACAGCGCTGCCGCGACCGATACCAACACCGAAGCCACGGGCATCAACCCGGCTGCGCCGACCGCCGGCCAGTCGGGTGCGTCGATCGATGCCGGCGTCACGGCCGAGGTTCACGCTGCGGCGATCGAAGCGGCGCGGGCCGAGGCCCATGCGGCCGGCAAGCTCGAAGGGCTCGAGGTCGGGCGCAAGGAAGGCTTCGAGGCGGGCCGGAAGGAAGGCCATGCGGCCGGTGTCAAGGAAACCAAGGATTGGGCGGCGGAAGTCACCGCCCACTGCCAGGTCGCCAAGATGCCCGAGCTGGCGACGGCCGCGATCACGCAGGGTATGACGATGGAGACCCTGCGGATCACCACCAATGCCGCAGCCGTCGCCGCGGCGGCCGCTACCGAGGTTGCGACCAGCAACGGTGGTGGCATGGGCTACACCATCACGCGTGAGGCGGCGCGTGACCCGCAGGCCTATCGGAAGGCCCGGGAAGCCGCCGCCGCGGCCGGCCAGTCCGTCACCATCATCGACTAATCGGGGAGATCCTCAACTATGACCAACGTCATCAATGCCTATGATCCGCTCTGGTATGCGCAGGAGTCGCTGATCCAGCTCGAGAAGGTGCTCGGCATGGCCTCGCGCGTGCACCGCGGCTACGACAAGGAGCCGACGCAGCTTGGCTCGACCATCAAGATCCGCCGCCCGGGCACCTTCGTGGCTCAGAACGTCGGGACGAACGATACGCAGGACCTCAAGCCCGACCTGATCGACATCGTTGTCGATCAGTGGAAGGGCGTGCGTTTCGCCCTGACCGACAAGGACCTCGCGGCCACCGGCGACGCCATCATCAACGACCACATCCGTCCGGCTGCGGTCGCCATCGCGGACGCCATCGACCAGGATCTCTGCAAGCTGGCCGATGATATCCCCTGGTACATCGACGTCGGCGCGACCGCGGGCATCGCCGATCTGACCGCGGCCCGCAAGATCATGTTCGACAACAAGGTGCCGCTGACCGATGCCGCCAAGCTCCATTTCATGCTCGACGGCGACATGGAGGCGGACCTGCTCGGCCAGCCTGCGTTCACCCAGTTCAACGGCGGCGGTGCCGATGCGGTGGCCGCCCAGCAGGACGCGGTGATCGGCCGGCGCTTCGGGTTCTGGCTCTTCGCCAACCAGAACGTGCAGTCCCACACCAAGGGAACCGCGTCGACCGGCACCATGGCTCTCACGGCGGACTTCACCAAGGGCGCCACGATCATCGGCGTTGACGCGGGTTCCGTGACCGGCACGCTGGTCAAGGGCGACAGCTTCGTCATCGCCGGCAACACCCAGCGCTACGTGGTCACCGCAACCTCGACCGCCGCGGGCAACATCTTCTCGGCGGTGCAGATCTTCCCGCCGCTGGTGCAGGACTATCCGAACAATGCTGTCGTCACTGTGTCGCTCGACGACCACAGCGAGGCGATGGCTTTCCACAGCAATGCCTTCGCCCTGGCGATGGCGCCGCTGTCGGATCGGGCTGCCGATCTGGGTGCGCGGGTCGCGACCGTGTCCGATCCGATCACCAACCTGTCGCTGCGCTCCTCGATCTGGTGGGAGGGCGGCTCGTCCTCGATCAATGTGCGTATCGACGCCCTTTGGGGCGTCAAGACGCTCGATCCGAACCTGGCGGTGCGCGCCCGGAACTGATCACCGGTACCTGAAAGCCCTGCGGGCGCCGCGTTTGCGGCGCCCGTGACGCCGAACTGACCTCTGGAGAGCCCAGCATGTCCAAGATCGAAACCGTCAAGATCGTCGATCCCGATCGCGACGGCGACTATCTCGTGATCGAGAAACACTCCTTCAACCCGTCCCTTCACCGGCTCTTCACGGAACCTGTGCAGGCGCCGGCACCCTTCGGTGATGACGAAGCCGAACTGGTCGAGGGCGTAGCCCTTGCCGACCACGAGGCCGCAGTCCAGACCGCGCGCGCCGAAGGCTACGAGGCAGGTCTGACTGCCGGCCGTGAGGAGGGGCGCGCGGAGGGTTACGAGACCGGTCTGGCTGCCGGCCGCGCCGCGGCGAACGATGAGCCGAAGCCGCTGGCGGAACAGACCGGCAATGCTGGCCGGAACAAGCCGCGCAATTTGTCCTGACCGATCGGGTGGCGCGCCTTGACCTTCGATCCCGGATCCATGCTAGGCACGGTGTTCGGCACCTTCGGACAGGCCGCCACCTATCAGCCCCCCGCCGGCGCCCCGGTGCCCTGCCGCGCCATCCCGCAAGGTCTCGCCCGCCAGGTCGATATCGGCGGGGTGAAGCTGATGCTGGGTCAATCGGCCTGGCACCTGCGGCGCGCCGAGTTTGGCGCTGCGCCTGCGCCTGGCGGCACGCTCACCATCGGGTCCAGGACCTGGACGATCGATGTCGTCGAGCCATCGGCCGATGATCCGCTCGAGCTCAAGTGGCAGGTGCGTGCCGAATGGGGCAAGCCGATCGTGCTGCGCGCGACGGACGGGCAGGGGGCGACGGCCAATCCGCCGATCGTCGACGGCTTGGTCGTCGACGGAACCGTGGCCGGCGCTGCGACGTCGATCGCCTTGCGCGCCGGCTTCGCGTCGGGCCAGCTGCGTGCGGGCGACGTGCTGCGCATTGGCGGTACCGACCTCGTGGTGGCGGCATCGGTATCGGCCGCCGGCAATGGCTTTGCCGCCGTCCCGCTTGCGTCGGGTGCTCCGGCCCCGATCGCCGATGGCGTGGTCGTCGAACCCCGCTTCGCCCGCGACTTCCAGGTGATCGGCGCCGAGGTCGAGTATGCGGCGCACGAGATCGTCGGCGGGGTACAGGCCGGCGACCGCCGCCTGATCGTGCTGCGCGCCGCGCTCGAGGCGGCCGGCTATTTCGAGGCGCCGTCTACCAAAGTCCAGGTCCAGCATCTCGGCACCTGGTTGACCGTAGTGAGCGCGACAGCGATCGGCACCGGCGCCGAGCATGTCGCTTGGGACCTGCAGCTGCGATGACGACGGCGTTCTCCGCCCGCGCCGCGGCCGGGATCTCGGAGCATGTCCGCGAGCGGCTGCGCCAGCAGCATGCCCAGATCGCCCAGCGGGCCAGGGCAGGGGTAGAAGCGCGGCAGGGCCGGATGCCGACCGAGGTGATCGTCGACGGCCGCCGCGGCGCCGCCGAGGCCTCGGTCAAGGCCTTCGGCAACATCGTCTACCGCTTCGACGCTGCACCGCGCGCGGCCGAGGAAGCCATGCTGGTCGCCGAAGGCCTGTCGCCGGTCGACCGCTCGTCCGACGCCGACAACCGCGTCTTCGCCAAGTCGTTCCTGTTCCTCGTCGACGGCGCCGAGGCCACGCTCGACGCAGCGAAGCCAGGGTCGGAGATCATCCTGGTCAACCGGCGCTTCGGCTACAGCCGGCGTCTGGAGAAGGGTTGGTCGCTGCAGGCGCCGGCCGGCGTGATGGAAGTCGTCGCGGCGCTGCTGCAACCGCGTTGGCGCCGCTCGGTGCTGGTCGAATTCGGCTACCGGCCGATCGAGGGGCTGGCCGACGACGAGCGCGACGAGCCGCGTGGCCGGTACCCGGTCATCCTGTTCCGCGGGCGGGCATTCCTGTGAGCGCGGCAGCGGCGATCGCGGCGGTGCAGGCATGGCTGGCGGCGCCGAGTTATACCGAACTGCCGGTCCTGTGGGAACGTCCGCAGGCCGGTTTTCCGACGCTCGGGCCCAGCCGCCAGCCGGCGCCCTGGGTGCTGGCGGAAATGCCGTTCGGCTCCGGGGTCACCTCGCCCGGCCGGCGCGGTCAGCGCCTGCGCCGCAAGGTGGGCCTGTTGCGCGCCTACGTGCTGACGCCGCGGTCGATGGGGGCCGATGCCGGCATGCCCTACGCCGACCACCTGGACGCGATGATCGACAACGCCGCGGTCGAGGCGGGCGAGGCGGGCCGCTACGTGCAGTTCGGCAACTCGGCCATCGTCACCGGGCGCGACCTTCTGCGCATCGCCGGTCCGGCGGCCGACAGCTTCGACGTCGTCCTGGTCCAGGCGACCTTCACCTATTTCCACCGCTGACGGTGGATGTCCCGCCGGCCTGACGCCGGCACCCGCGCCCGTGACCGGGCCCGATCCCCAACCAGACCGTGGAGAACGTCGTCATGGGTTACCAGACGCAGAGCAACAGCTATATCGCCGCGAAGGCGCAGTCGGCCCTGGGCTCCCAGGCCTCGGGCAGCGGCGCCAAGATCCTGCCGGTGGTCGGCGGCACGCCGGGCAAGGTGACGAAGGCGGTCACCGCCTCCAACCTGGTCCGACGCGACGGCATGCGTACCCGCGGCCGGCACGGCTCGCAGAAGACGGCCGGCGCCTATTCGAGCGAGCTGATGCTCGGCGCCTTCGACGAGGTGATGCAGGCGGTGATGCGCGGCACCTGGAGCGCAGCCGACCTGGCGGTGACCAACTCGACCAGCGCGATGTCGTCGGCGACGCTTTCGGCCAGCGGCAGCACCGTCACCTTCTCGGCCGGCTCGATCATCACCGCCGGCTACCGCGTCGGCGACGTGCTGCGCAACAGCGTCGGTCTGAATGTTGCCGACCAGGGGAAGAACCTGCGCGTCACCGGGATGACGGCGACCACGATCACCTTCGCCGAAACCCTGACCACGGTCTCGGGCCCGGTGGCGACCTGGAGCTTCACCCGGCCCGGCCGGGTGCTGATCAACCCCGCCCCGGGTTCGATCATCCGCCGCTACTTCACGATCGAGGAACACGAGATCGATATCGACGGCTCGGAAATCTTCACCGATGCCGTGTTCGGCATGATGAAGTTCTCGATGCAGCCGGATGGCGAGGTGCTGTTCGACCCGAGCTGGACCGGCACCGGCCAGTTCGAGAGCAAGACCGGCGTCAGCGCGCCGCATTTCACCAGCCCGACCGATCCGACCGGTACCCCGCTTGCCGTCGCCGACGCCACCGTGCGCCTGGGCACGGTCGACCTGGTCGACATGACCACCTTCGAGCTCACCGTCAATCTCGGCCTCAATGCTCCGGTCGTCGCCGCGGCGAAGTATTCGCCCGACGTCTTCGACGGCCAGATGTCGATCGGCGGCAATGTCACCGCGCTGCGCTCCGACATGTCGCGGGTCTCCCAGTTCCTCAACGAGGACCAGCTGTCGATGCATGTGCTGTGCACCGACGAGCCCGGTACCGGTTTCGTCTCGCTCTACCTGCCGAACTTCACCTTCGGTGGCGTCGACAAGTCGGCGCTGAGCCGCCAGGGCGGCCCGCGCACCCAGCAGCTGGCCATCCCCGAGGACCTCGTCGGCATCGACACTCGCGGCGGCGCCTACGACCCGACGATGCTCAAGATCCAGGTCTCCAACGCGACCTGATCCCGGTGCCTGCGGCCCTGGCGGGCCGCGTGGCGGGCCGGCGGCGTAATCGGGGGCGCCGCCGGCCACCTTCCCCCGCCCCGGACGAGGTGACCATGCCCAAGAACTACACGACCACCGACACCGGTCCAGCGGCCGAGGCCGCGTCGCCGGCCCCGGTCGACCACCCCGCCGCCATCCGTGATGCCGCCGGGGCGCTTGCCGCGGCGATCGCGGCCGGCATCGCGGCAGGCTACGCCGTCGAATGGCCCCACAGCATCGCCGGCATTGCCGGGATCGCCGTGAGCGCGACCGCCCGCGTCGCCGAACTTGCCGAGGCCGACCCTTCGGCGACCTGACCAACCCGGTCGCCCAGGCCTTCCGATCAAGATCCCTGCCAACCCCCCGAGGAACGACATGACCAACGCCTTCGATATCGATGTCTTCGACACCGCCGATACCGCCGAACTGACCATGGTCCACCCCGTGACGGGCGAACCGACCACCTGGGTCTGGACGCTCGCCGGCCCGGGCCACCCGAAGACGATCGAGCAGTCGAACCGCATCGCGCGCGAGCGGCTCGACCAGGAGCGCCAGAAGGAGCAGGCGCGCGTCAACGGCAAGAAGTGGCACGAGCCGCGCCGCGAGCCGGAGGAAGAGCGCCGCCGCAACTGCGCCTATTTCGCCGAGCGCGTCGTGGCCTGGTCGCCCTGCCGCATCAACGGCGCGGACTATCCGTTCTCGACCGAGAACTGCATCGCCATCCTCGCCGATCCCCGCAAGCCGAAGATCTTCAACCAACTGGCGACCTATTTCGCCGGTGACGAGGCTTTTACCGCGCGCTCCGCGACGAACTGATCGTAGCGGCCGAGCACCGCTTCGCGCTGGGGCGCAGAAACAAGGATGGCCACACCGAGCGGCAGCACCTCGAAGGGTTGCTCGCTCGGGCCAAGACCGAGGCCCGCCGCGAGGAACTCGAGGCCAGGCTGCTCGGTCCCGCCGTGCCGCCTGCCGGCCTCTATCTCTGGGGCTGGTTCAACGAGTTGAGTGATGCGCGCGGGGCCGGCGGTCTCGGCCCCGCGCCGATTTCCTACCCCGATATCCTCGCCTGGTCCCGCCTCACAGGACGCCGCCCGGCGCCCTGGGAGATCGGCGTGATCAAGGCGTTGGACCTCGTCTACCTCACCTGCACCCAGGCGCCGGCCGATGACTGATCGGCCGGCGTCGCTCCCCTGACAACCGACCGGAGGCACCGATGGCCACATCCGCTGTCACCGACATCTACACGGTTGTCCTCGAGGTCGACGCCCGCTCGGGCGCCGCCGTGCTGAAGCAGACCGAAGCGGCGATGGGCAACACGGCGGGCGCCGCCGAGAAGCTCGTGCAGCGGGTCAAGGACCTGACCGCCACGATGGAAGGCAGCAGCGCTGCCGACCGGACCAAGCTGCGCACGATCGAGGGGGTCGACGGCGCGATCACCCGTCTGATTACCAAGACCATGACGCCCTACGAGCGCTCGTTGCGCGATGTCGAGCGGGCCGAGCAATTGGCAGCCCAGGCCCGCAAGCTCGGCAGCGCCCAGGCCGACGCCGCGGCCGCGGCGGTCGAGCGTCTGCGGATGCGGACCGACGCCCTCAGCGGCGCGGCGAACGACAATGCCGAGACGATGCGCAAGGCCAGCACCACCATCGCCGGCATGGAGGGGGCCGCCGCATCGCTTACCGGCCGGCTCGGCGCGCTCGGTACCGCACTGTCGGGCCTGGGCCCGCTGGGCATTGCCCTCGGTGCGACCCTGGCCGCCGCCGGCGCGGCCGCCGGGCTGATGGTCTCGGCCGGCGAAAAGATCAACGCGTTGGACGGCAAGCTGCGGATCGCCACCGGGTCGGCCCAGGGCGCGGCAGTCGCGTTCGACGCGATCTACGCGTCGGCGCGGCAGATCGGCCTGCCGATCGAGGCCGGCATCGATCTCTTCGGTCGCATGACGCTCGCGGCCAAGGACCTCGGCGCGACGCGCTCCGAAGTTCTCAAGCTCACCGATACCATCCAGAAGTTCGCAGTCGCGGGCGGCTCCTCGGCCCAGGAGGCGGCCTCCGGTGCCCAGCAGCTCGGCCAGGCCCTGGCCTCGGGCGTGCTGCAGGGCGACGAGTTGCGGTCGATCCTCGAGAACATGCCGCTGCTCGCCCGCGCCCTGGCCGATGGTCTCAACACCTCGGTGGGCCGGCTCCGCGACATGGGCGCGGCGGGCGAACTGACCTCGCAGCGGGTGTTTCAGGCGATCGTCTCGCAGTCGGCGCAGGCCGACAAGATGTTCGGCCAGTTGGGCGACAGCGTCGAACGCGCCCAGGCCCGCATGGGCAACGCCTGGGACGTGCTGCTCGCCCGGCTGAACAAGATCTTCGGGGCCTCGGAGGCGCTGGCGCGGGTCTACAACAACCTTGCCAAGGGCATGGAGGCGATCACCCCGACGGCAGATACAGACCGGCTGGGCAGGCTGCTGCAGGAGCGGGACAACCTGCTGTCCCGCCAGGCCAACCGGCGCGGCGACCTCGCCGGCATCCCCGAGGATATCGCGAAGTATCAGCCTACCTTCTCGAATGCGGATACCGTCCGGGGGGAGGTCGAAGAACGCAAGCGGCTGAAGCAGCTGAACGAGGAAATCTTCGCGCTGGAGATGCAGCGCGAGGCCGACCTCCGGGGCATCCAGGCCGAGGCGGCGCAGGCCCGCCAGGATGCCTTCAAGCGCCAGTTCGACGCGATGCAGCTGATCGGCCGCAGCCTCGACGAACTCGTAGGCCAGTACCGGCTGGAAGCCGAGCAGCTGAACCTGTCCGACTATGCGCTGCGCAAGATCGCCGCAACCGAGAAGGGTCGGCTCGACTATCTCAAGGAGAACGGCATCACCACGCCGGCGGCGCTCGCCGCGTTGCAGATCACCGATCCCGGCCGCGCCGTGGCGCTGACTGCCGGCGCGGAACAGGCCGGGGCAGAGGCCGGCAAGCTGTCGGACGCGCAGCGTCGCAAGGATCTCGACGACTACAATCGTTCCCTCGCCGAGGAAATGCGCCTGCTCGCGGCCGCGCCGGCGGCCCGCTACAAGGTCCAGGCTGCGATCGAGGCCGAGGCGCTGGTCCGGAAGGGCCTGATCAGCAGCGCCGAGCAGGCGGGATACCAGAGCCAGATCGAGGCGAAGCTGCTGGGCCAGGCCGCCGATGCCGCCAATCAGCAATCGCTCGCCACCCGCGATGCGATCAAGGGCAATCTCGACCTGGTTGCCGCCTGGGCGCAGGGGGCGGGTGCCGCCGAGGTTGCCGCCGCCAGGATGCAGGCCCACGCGCAGGCGGCCGGCAAGGCCGGCATGAACGAGGCTCGCCTCGCCGTCGAGATCCGCAACAGCAACGCGGCCGCTGCCGCGGCCGACTTGGCGAAGCGCAATGCCGATCTGGCTGAACAGAACGCCTATCTGGCCAAGCTCGTCGACGCGGAGAAGCACGGCGCCGAGGCCATTGCCGAGGTCGAACTCGTCGAGCGCAAGCGACTGGCGACGCGGGAGGCCCGGGCCAAGCTGGATGCCGCCACAGATCCCAAGGTGCGTGACGCCCTGGAGCAGGAGATCAAGGCCACCGAGAAGCTCATCGACAGCAATGCGCGCCTCCAGGCCAGCCGGCAGGCTGCGGCGATGCAGCGCCAGCAGCAGCAGGATCTGAGCGTGGCGCTCGCCGAGCGCGAGATCGCGATCGAGGTCGACCCGACGAGGCGCGCGGCGATGGAGCAGGCGCTGGCGCTGAAGCAGGCGGAATTGCAGATCCGCCAGCAGCTGGTTGGTGCCTCGGAGGAGGAAATCCAGAACAGCCTGCGCCTGGCCGAGGCCATCATCAGGACGCAGGCCGAAACCAGGCGCGTCCAGGAGATCCAGGCCAAGGGCCGCGAATTGTTCGACGACCTCGCGAACATGGTCCAACAGGCCGGGGAGAAGGGCGGCAAGGGTTTCGCCGAAAGTCTGGTGACCTGGACCAGGGCCGCGCTCAAGACGTTGGCCAAGGAGATGGTGCTCCGGCCCATCATCCAGCCGATCATGACGCAGTTCGTCGGAGCCCTTCCCCAACTGTTCGGTATCTCCAGTGGTGGTTCCACCGCAGCCGCCGCCGGAGGCCTGGGCTCGGTCCTGTCTCCGATCAGTGATATCCTCGGCATGGCCAAGAACTTCGTCGGGGACACCTTCAGCGGCGTCTCCTCGTGGATCAACGGCATCGGCTCGTCGCTTGGTTTTGCTTCGACCTACGCCACGCCGATGGCGGCCAGCGCGGCGCTCGGCGTCGCCGGCATTCCTGGAGGCGTCTCCGGGACGATGATGGGCACGGCGACCAATGTCGGCGGCGTGTTCGGATCCACCACGCTCTCCGGCCTCCTGGGGGGCGTCGGTGCCGGCTTTGGCGTCGGGAGCCTGCTGAACGGGCTGCTCGGCGGCTCGCAGGTCGGCGGCATGATCGGCTCCGGCGTCGGATCACTCGGCGGCGCGCTTGCCGGAACGTTCTTGTTCCCCGGTGTCGGCACGTTGCTCGGCGGCATTCTCGGAGGCGGCGCGGGCGGCGTCATCGGCGGCCTGTTCGGCAAGGACAAGCAGACGCCCCGCGGCTATGCCGGCGGCGAGATCGGCAGCAACAATCGGTTCTCGGCAAGCGGCGTGCATCAGGCAGGCCTGGACGGTTACGACAATTCCGCCGATCGCCAGCAGATGGCCCAGTTCGCCCAGACCATGAACGCGACGATGGATCGTTACCGGCTGAACTTTTCGACCGGGCGGGATGCGATCAACGCCAACGGCGCAACCAATGGCCTGCTGACCATCGGCACCATGTACGGCGGCGCCAAGGACGCTGCCGATCTCTTCATGCGCTGGTTCACTACGCCGAAGGGCAAGGCGGCAGGTGCAGGCACGACGACCGAGGCCGACTGGATGCGGGCCTCCGGCTATACCCGCAACTCTACCTATGACCGCGACACAGGCTGGACCAGCGACCTCCGCGATGCCGCGGGCAACCAAGTCACCCAGGAGGCCTGGAACAGCGATTACGAGAAATGGCGCAGCACGCAGACGACCGGTGGCGCCACCGGATCGTTGTTCAAGAGCGACGATGCCTATGTCCAGAAGGCGCTGGACCGGATGGCCAACGGTGACGCCAAGGTCACCGGCGCCGAGGACGTCCAGAAGTTCCTGGATCTCGCTGGCGGCTTCAAGGATGCTGCCGATCGCGCCGCGGCGGGCCTCAACACCCTGAAGCGCCAGACCCTCGAATGGGATATTGCGGCGCGCGACGCCGGTCGCGCCCTGGCCCAGCAGGTAAAAGACTATCTCGACGCCGCCCGCAGCCTCTATGGCGAGGGCTCCACCGAGATCAATCAGGCCGCCACCGCGCAGCGCCAGAACATCTACGCGCTGATGAACCTGGACCCGGCCGGCAATGCGATCGATCCCAACGCGCCGAGCGACATGCTGACCGGTCGCAATGCCGACCTGGCCCAGGCCAAAGCCCAGATCGCGCAGTACAAAGATGCCCTGATCGCGACCGGCCTCACGGCCGAGCAGGCGGCGACGGTGGTCGAGCGCGGCATGGCGGCGACATCAGCCGCGATCAACGCTCGCTGGGACGAGATCGATCGTCGGTCGAATGCCGCGCTCAACCAGCGGCAGGGCAATGCCGCCATCATCGCGTATGGCGCAAAGAGCGGCTACACGGCCGACCAGCTTGCAATCGACGCCCAGGCCGAGCAGCAGCGCCAGGAACTGTACGACGCGAAGGCGGCCGGCAAGAGCCCGGCTGAAATCGCCCGTATGGAGACTGCCCAGGCAACCGAGCGCGCGGCCCTGGCCGAGCAGCAGCTTGAGCAGGCCCGCCGCGCCACCGAATCCATGACCGATCGCCAGAACGCCGCCCTGGTCACGCTCGGCCGCGCCAGCGAGGCGGACGCGCAGCGGTCGAGCATGCAAGCCCGGCACCGACAGGAGCTATGGGACGCCGAGCACCAAGGGCGCGACAAGGACTCGATCAAGATGCTGCTGCACACTCAGCAGCTTGAGGATGAGGCGCTGGCCTATCAGCAGGCGGTGCAGGCCGCACAGCAGGCAGCCCAGGCAGCGGGGGCGTTCAACGCGTCCCTGACGTCCGTCGCCGTCGCCCGTGCCCAGTCGCCGTTCGCTGCCGCAGAGAAGGCCCTGGACAAGGCCAAGGAAAACTTGGCCGACGCGCAGAACGGCGTCTCGGAGATCATCAACAAAATGGTGTCGGGCTGGACCCAGGCGGCGGATAGCCTGAAATCGGCGCGCGATCAGATCATGGTCGGCGACCTGTCGCCGCGCGACCTCGCCCAGCGGATGGAGGTTGCGCGCGGGCTCTACGAGACATCCAAGGCCAATGCCCTCACCGACCCTGAGGAGGCTCAGAAACTCGGCCAGCTCGGTCAGCAGTATCTTCAAGCGGCAAAGGCATACTTCGGGCCGAACGTCGAGTACGCCCGAATATTCGACGAGGTGACCGGAACGCTCGCGAGCACCGAGACGGCGGCCCAGCAACAGGCCCGTATCGCGCAGAACCAGCTGGACAAGTTGCGCGAAATCTCGGGCAAAGCCACCTCGATTGACGAAGCAATGGCGAAGCTTGTAGCAGCCCAGGCCGCGAAGGACGCCGCGGAGACGGGTAAAACCACCGCCGAGGCAGGAATGAACACAGGCCTCCTCGGGCAGTTCAATACGTTGGCCGGTCAGTATTCTGCCTACATGGCAACGGAGACGCCGAATGTCGGGGCAAAGCTCGCCAGCGAAAATGCGGAGGCTGCATTCGGCGGCGCCCGGGACGCGATCCTGAATGCGATCACCGATTGGAAGATCCTGAACCAGATCGGCGAGCGCTATTACAATCACGTCGTCGGCGGGGTGGCCGATGTTATCCGCGTAAAGGTGCTGCAACTCGGTGGTACCCCGTCCTTCGAGACGGGTGGCTACCATTGGGGCGGCCTCCGCCTCGTCGGCGAGCGCGGACCGGAGCTCGAGGTTACCGGGCCGGCGCGCTACTGGTCGGCGGCGGAGACCCGCGCCCTGCTTGCTCCCAACGCCGGCGGCCTGGATTACGCCGGCATGCCTTCTTGGGCCACGTCCGACGTTCGAAGTGTCATTGCCGGGGGCGGTCGCTTCGATCTGCCGGCGATGCCGCGAACCGCCGCCAATGATCGCGAGGCGACAGCCGAACTCATCGCCGAGCTTAAGGCGCTGAGGAAGGAGGTGGCTGAGCTGAAGGGCGCGGCTGAGGCGGGCAACCGGATCGCAGTGGGCGCGGCCGAGGCTAACATCGAGGGGCTTGCGGTGACGGCCCGTGAGCAGCGGCAGACGGCGACCGCGGTCAAGCGGGCGAGCGTTTATCGCTGACGTTCACCTCGACAGCTTGGAACCAGGTTGGATGAGGAACTGGGTCCACGAATTATTCGCGGGCGTCATGTAAAACATCATGTTAGCGGACGTGGCGCAGGCCGTGTTGAAGGCGGCTACCGATCCCGCCCTTGTCGCGCCGAACCAACGTCCCTCGGCTGTCGACAGCATCGTTACCGTTTCCTTTATCAGGTCATCGTAATACGTGATGCAGCCGACCGGAGTGTAGCTCACCCAGCCGTCTCCGGTCGCCCGCGCCTCGCGCGACGGTCCGGTATAGGGCGCCTGCATCACGACATCGGGCGGGATCGGCACACCCTCGGCCGCAGCCCCGGTCGCCACGATCGCCGCAATCGCTGCCACCATCATTGCCCGCATAACTGCCTCCATTTCGAGGGGCGTCAGACCAGCACGACATGGCACGGCGGTCAAGCTCTACAACTATAGGCTGTTAACACACGGGTTGCGCGCATGGCCAGCATCTACCTTGTCGAGATCATCTACCTCGATCCGGTGACGGTTACAGCAGAGCCGATCTACGCGTGTACCGGCACCGGTTTCGCCGCTCCGGACGCGCCGATGTTCTACGCCCCTTCGGTCATACAGGCGGCGGATCTGGATCGTACGATATGGTCCGACGATCGAGCATTCGGTACCGGGAAAATGTCGTTGGGCGACATCGTCCTGTCGGCTCTTCCGCTCAATCCGGGCGACCCACCGCCTTATGACGTCCTGCAGGCGCACGGCTGTTCGGTTTATGGGATCGACGCCAGGCTGCTTGTTGTCGACGAGGACGGCGCCTATGCCGATGCTGCGGTGATCTATGCCGGTCCGTTGGAAACGTTCGAGTTTTCAGGCGACGGCACCCGCGTTACCTTTCGCTGGCGCGATGCTGTTGCGTCCCTTGTCGACAAAACCGCGCAGCTGACCCAGTACCTCGGAAACAACGCGCTGCCTTCCGGCGTCGAAGGTGTGACCGACCTGAAGGACAAGTGGAAGCCAAGACCGTTCGGCTATGTCCAGAACGTCGCCGTGCCCTGCGTAAACACCAGTCTGCCGGTTTTCCAGTTTGCCGACAGCGCCGATGCTCTGCCTCCAACCTCCGACGCCCGCGTCCGCCTGATGATCAGGGGCGCGGTGATGACGCCCGGGGTTGCCCGGGCATCTCTTGCCGCATTGCTGGCAAACTCGGCCTCGTCCGGCACTTGGGACTACTACATTGGCGCCGAGGGCGCCTTCGCGCGGCCCGCATTCGCCCAGGCCGACGATGGCGCGGTGACGATGGATATCGTCGAAGGAGCCAATTCCGCCGCTCGCACCGCCGCCCAAATCTGGAAGCGGATGCTGGTGTCGTGGGGTGTCTTGTCGGGCGATATCTCGTCGGCCGACATCACGGCCCTGGATGCCGCGTTCCCGGCCGAGGCCGGCCTGTGGTTGGGCGTCGAGGAGGTCAAGCGCCGCGACGCCGTCGACCAGATCACGACATCGGCCACAGCGATTACCTGGCGCAGCTCCGGCATCTGGCGCATTCGGCAGGTTACGGCCCCGAGCGGATCGCCCGTCGCGACGTTTAGGGATTTCGGGGGCGGCGGAGTCACTACGGCGACGGATATTCCTATCGTTAGCCTCGAAATCATCGCCCCGGACGCCGATAGCGGCGCCCCGACGCAGCAGGTCAAAATCGAGTACGCTAAAAACTGGACTGTGCAGAACCGCGACCAGGTCTATGGCGCCACGGGGATGGATCTGGCGCGCATGGCGTTTCTCGAAAAAGAATGGCGCACTGCATCGACCCCCGTCGACACAGCCGTAACCGATACCTACGGCAATGCTCGCAAGATCACGATCCAGTCGCTGATCTACGACGCGACGGCCGCAGCGAACCTCGCTGCCAGCATTCAGGCGTTGCTTGGGAAAACAGGGGCCGCGAAGCGGTCTTGGCTGCGCGTGACCTGCGCCCTGAACCATCCAGCCGTGCCGCTGATCCAGGAATTATCCTTGGTTCGCATCGTGTTCCCTCGTTACGGGCTCGACGCCGGCCGGCTCTTCCGCGCCTGCCGAATCGCCTACGACGCCGCAGCGAACGTAGCAACTTTCACCGTGTGGGGCTGAGATGGGATTTGCGGACTCGGTCAATTGCGTCGTTGGATTTCCCCGATGGACCGATCGGATTACGTGGAGCGGCCCCGGCGTCGCGTCGTATCCTGCATCGAACGTTTCCGTCTATCCGCTGTCGCAGGTCTGGCGATCGACAGGGCTCGGCGCCGATGCCCTGATGGTAGTCGGCTCGTTCGATCGCGACCGCGGTGTCCGGCTCGTTGGCGTCTGCAACCACAACCTGACCCTGCAGGCGATGATGCGCGTCCGGCTCTACGAGCGTGCGCCGGTCGCGTGGACGGTCAACACCACGACGGACGTCATCACCGCCACCGGCCACGCGCTGGTCAACGGCAACAGCTGCATCGTCTACACCGGCTATGGCGGCAGCGATGCGCTGCCCACCAGCACGCCGCAAATCGTGCGCGGGACGGTTTATTACGTGGGGTCAGTCTCAGGGTCGACGTTCAAACTCTACACGACGCAGGCCAGTGCACTGGCTGGCACGGGCGCCATCGACTTCTCAACGACTGGCACCGGCACGCACCGCATCATCGGCCCGATCCTGTACGACAGCGATTTTATCGAGGTCTGGCCGCCAGTGTTCCCAGCCGCTGAGTACTCGGGCAGCCCGGAATGGGAAGAAAACAACTGGTGGGATGGCAAGTACACGACGGAACAGCTAGCCGACACCGCCTGGCACAGGCCCGTGTTGCTCGACCGGATCTATCTGGCTCGCGCGATGACCGTCGAGTTCCTAGACCCGGACAACCCCGCTGGCTACGTACAGGCGGGCGTTGTCGAGGTTGCGCAAGGGACGCAGCTGTCTGTCAACTTTTCCTATGGTGCCGAACTGGGTTTTCGCTTTCGCTCGGTCGAGGTCGAGGCATTCGGGGGAACGAAGTCATTCCTGAGGAAGAACAAGCCGCGCCGTTTCACGGCGCAGGTCGAAAACCTGCCAGATGGTGAGAGCCTAGCGCTGATCTACGAGTTACAGCGTCAGCTCGACGTCGACGTTCCATTCCTCTGGGTCGAGAACCCGGCAGAACCCCAGCAGTGGCTTCGGAAGTCGTTCCCCGTCCGGAACAGGCTCGATAGCACTGGGATCCGATACACCAGCTATGCGAGCAACACGATTTTGCTAAGCCTTGAGGAGGTCCTTTAGTGGCTAACTCCGTCACTTTTCCGAACGGGACCGTGGTCAACGACGGCCTGTACGACGCGGTCACCAACCCGCTTGGTCTGGCCAACGGCGGTAGTCGTGTCAACCTTGTCCCGGCGATGTCGGCACAGGTCGACACCTATAACCGCACGGTGACCGCGCAGACCGCTGCCGCCGCTGCCGCCGCGTCGTCTCTGACCTACGCGCCGACGTCGTCGGCGACGCCGCTCACGATCGGCAGCGGCAGCAAGACGTTGACGATGGCCGCTGCCTTGCCGGTGCTTGCCGGCCAGTGGCTGCTGCTGAGCGATCAGGCGGCGCCAACCACCAACTACATGATCGGCCAGGTCCAGACCACGCCGAGCGGGACCTCGGTCACGATCGTCGTGCCCACCACCGCCTCGGCCGTCGGCGGCAGCGGCTCGAAAAGCGCATGGACCGTGCAGATCAGCTCGCCGCCGGGCGCAACCGGGGCAACGGGGGCGACTGGCGGCGTTACCTCGGTCGCCGGCCGAACCGGCGCCGTCACCCTCGCGGTCGGCGACGTCTCCGGCGCCGCGCCGCTGGCATCGCCGGCCCTGACCGGCACGCCGACCGCGCCGACCGCGAACGCCGGCACCAACACGACGCAGCTGGCCACCACCCAGTTCGTGCAGGCGGCGATTTCGGGCGCGCTCACCGGCCGCAATCGCCTGGCCAACGGCGATTTCCGCGTCATGCAAATCAGCGGGTCTACGACGGTCAACAGTGCCACCCGGGTCTACCCGATTGACCGTTGGCAGGCGTTCGGCGTCGGGTCCGCGGGCACCTATACGCTGTCCCGCGGGGCGGGCGGAAGTGGATATTCCTATTTTTTCACTGCGACCGTGGGCACTGCCGCCGCCAGCCCGGGCGCGTCCGACAGTTATGCGATTCTGCAGCGGATCGAGGGGCCGAACGTCGCGGATTTGGGGTTCGGCGCGGCTACCCCGCAGTCGGTCACGCTGTCGTTTATCGCCCGGTCGAGCGTTACCGGCACCTTTTCGGGATGCTTGCGAAACGGCGCGGCGAATAGGTCGTTCCCGTTCACCTACAGCATCCCCGCGGCCAACACGAACACGACGATCTCTGTCACGATACCGGGCGACGCGTCAGGTTCCTGGTCAATCACTCCCGGCGCGGTCGGTATGGATCTGATCTTCTGTCTCGGTTCCGGGTCGAACGGACTGGGCGCTGCGGGCACCTGGGCAGCGGCCAACTATTTCGGGGCAACGGGCAGCGTCAACCTCATGGCGACCGCCGGCGCGACCTGGTCGATCAGCAACGTGCAGATCGAGCGGGGTACCAGCGCCACCGTGTTCGAGGCTCGGCCATATGCGGCAGAGTTGGCGCTGTGCCAGCGCCACCTGCAGGTCTACGGCGAGGGGCAGTCATCGACCATCTATCTGTTCGGCATGTGCGAGTCGGCGACGACGGCCGTGTACGGGCTGCCGCTGCGCGTGCCAATGATGGCCGGGCCTACCGCAACTTTCTCGCCCACGGTCGGCGACTTTTCGACATTCACCGCAGGTATCGGCCTCGGGACTTGCACCGGGATCACCACCACCTATGCGGACGGCGCCGCTGTCGCCGTAACGGCGACCAATGCATCGGGCGGCATGACGCCGGGCTATGCCAGCCGGCTGGTTTCATCTTCATCCAGTTCCCGCATTATTTTGAGGGCCGAGCTATGACCCGATATGAGCTGACCCCGGGCGGCATGATCCGGCGCCTGGCCGATGGCGCGGTCATCCCGCGTGACGATCGCAACGGCGAGTACCGCGACTATCTGGACTATGTCTCGGCAGGCGGCGACGAGGCGCTGTTGCCGGCGCCGACGCTCGCCGAGGCTCGGGCGGCCAAGGTCGAGGCGATCAACGCGCAGCGCGATCTGGTGCTGGCGGCCGGGGCTCCCTATGGCCCGGCCCGGATCGCCGTGCATGACGGCGCGCGGGCCGACCTGTCGGGCATGGCGGCCTATGCGACCACGGTCCTGATCACGGCGGCGACGCCGGCGCCGATCGCTTGGCCTGACAGCTACGCGCTCGGGTGGATCGCGGTCGACAACAACCGCGTGCCGCTGCCGACCGCTGCCGATGGACTCGCCCTCGCGGCCGCGGTCGGCGCGTGGTACGGCGCGGTGGTGCAGCACGCGCGCAACCTGAAGGACGAGGCCCTGGCGGCCCCCGACGTCGCTGCGCTCGACGCGGTCGACCCGGCGGCGGGCTGGCCCTGATCGGCCGGGGCCTAAACGACACATGTCAGCGGGGCGCTGCGGCGCCCATTTTCATTCTGGGGGCGCCATGCCGATTTCCGCCGACCTGCAACTCGTGCTCACCATGCTCTTGCTGCCGCTGGTCGGCTGGCTCTGGCGCGAGGGCCACAGCCGGCTGAAGGCCGTCGAGGATCGCCAGCTGCTCGCCGAGCGTGAACTCGCTGCCTTTCGGCTTCTGGTCGCCCGCGAGTATGCATCGCTCCAGCATGTCCGCGAGGTCGAGAACCGTTTTCTCGACGATCTCGGCGAGATCAAGGGCACGCTGAAGGAAATCCATCGCGCGCTGATCGCGCAGCGTACCGGTGCCGCGGAATGAGCCGCGACGACATCGATCACCGCGAGCCGCGGCCAGCCGGGCCGTCGTCGACCCCGCCGTATTTCCGAGATCCGCCAGAAGGCCCGATCGAGCTGGTTGAGCCCAGGGCAGATGGCGGCCGGCCCGACGTCTATGCGATCGATGATCGGGTGGCCCACGTCCACATGGTGGACCTCTCCCTGGCATTGCTGCGCCGTCGCTCGCGGCCGGTAGAGATCCAGCGGCGCGAGCCGGCCTGACCTCGCGGCACCTTCGCGCCTTCGCAAATTCGGCCGCCCATGGCGGCCTTTTTCATGTCCGGAGATAACCCGATGACCCCCGAAACCTTCGCCGCCGCTGCCGGCTGTTCCGCCGCGATCGCCGCATCCTTCGCCGGTCCCATGTCGGCCGCGATGGTCGAGTTCGGGATCTCGGCCCCGACCGCCCAGGCGATGTTCATCGCCCAGTTCGGTCATGAGACCGCCGGCTACAGCCGCACCGTCGAGGGCCTGTCCTACAGCGCCGAGGGGCTGATGAAGACCTGGCCCAAGCGCTTCCCAACGATCGATGCTGCCCGGCCCTACGAGCGCGCGCCGGAGCGGTTGGCCAACTACGTCTATGCCGGCCGGATGGGCAACGGAGACGAGGCCTCGGGCGATGGCTGGCGGTACCGCGGCCGCGGCGTCCCGATGCTCACCGGCCGGTCGAACTATGCGGCGGCCGGGCCCGCGCTCGGGGTTGACCTGATCGGCCTGCCGGACCTGCTGCTGCAGCCATCGATCGGCGCGCGCTGCGCCGGCTGGTACTGGCGGACCCGCGGCTGCAACGCGCCGGCCGAGGCGGGGGACGTCGAGAAGGTCACCCGCCTGATCAACGGCGGCCTGATCGGCCTGGATGATCGCCGGGCGCGCTGGCTGCGCGCCAAGGCGGCGCTTCGGGCCTGACCATGGTCGAGCGTTACGCCCATTGGCGCGACATCCCGGCCGAGGCCTGGCGCTGGCGCGATTTTCCGCCGGCGGAGATCGCTGACCGGCTGACCGGGGAGATCGTGGTCGACGAGGTGGCGCTCGATCGCCTGCAGGCGCTGCGCGATCACCTCGGCAAGCCGGTGATGGTCATCTCAGGGTACAGGTCGGCCGCCAACAACCGGCGGGCCGGGGGCGGCTCCGGCTCGGGCCACCTGACCGGTTCGGCCTTCTGCGTCGGCATGCTCAACCACGATCCCGCACAGTTCGAGGCTGCCGCCAGGGGCGCCGGCTTCACCGAGATCGGGCGCTATCCGGCTGAGGGCCTGATGCACATCGGCCTGGGTTCGGCACGCACCTTCGGTACGCCGTTCCCGCCCGGCGCCGGCACGTTCTCGGCCGAACCGGCCCCGGCAACGGCGGGGTTCTCGCCGGCCGGCATCACGGCTGTCGGCATCGGTGCTGGCCTCGGCCTGGCCGGGCAGGCGGCCGACGCCAGCGACCATGGCAAGCGCCTGGTCGGCAACCTTGCCGACATGTCTGGTCTGGCGCCGCACCACGTCACCTGGCTGTTCGTCGCCGGTTGCCTGCTGGGCGGGCTCGGGCTGATCGCGCGGCACTGGTTTACCCACCGCCGACCGAAGGACTGATCATGTTCGGGCTCTCCAATCTGCGCCTGGCGCTCTATGCCGGCGCGATCGCGCTGGTCCTGGCCGCGGCCGGGCTGGCGAAGTGGCGCATCGCCGGCCTGACGGTAGAGCGCGATGCGGCGCGCCAGGAGGTCGGCGCGCTGCGCCAGAGCCTCGCCACAGCGGTCGAAACCAATGCCGAAAACCTCGCGGCCGTCGATCGGCTGCGCGCCTGGTCGGCGGCGGCCGATGCCGCTGCCGCCGATGCCCAGGCCGCGCAGCGCGCCGCCGACGCCCGCTACAACGACCTGAAACGGAGCATCCGCCGTGCCGCTACCCCGTCCGATCCGCCCGTTGCTCCTGCTCTCCGCGCTGCTCTCGACGGCCTGCGCCAGCGGCCCCCCGGCTCCGGCGGTGATCACCAGGATCCAGGTCGAGCGGCCGGCGATCCCAGCCTCGATCCTGCAATGCGCCGCTGAGCCGCCGGTACCGGCTGGCGAGGTCACGCAGGCCGACGTCGCCGAGTTCCTGGTCGACCTCGCAGCAGCCGGCGACGACTGCCGGCGCCGCCTCGCCGCGGTGCGCCGCCTCGTACAGGGCGACGACGACCGTCATCATCCCTGAAGCGGATCCGCGCCGGGCGGTTTCCCGGCATCACCGACAAGGGATACCGATGTCGAGAAACGCCCAAGTCATCGCCGAGGCGGCGATCGAGCTTGCCCGCATTTGCCATCAGGCGAACAAGGCCATTTGCGAGGCCTTCGGCGATTTCAGCCAGAAGAACTGGGAAGACGCCGAGCAGTGGCAGCGCGAGAGCGCCTATAATGGCGCCGTCTTCGCGCTTCAGAACCCCGATGCGCCGCCTTCTGCCCAACACGACGCTTGGATGGCCGACAAGGCCGCTGCCGGCTGGGTCTATGGATCAGTCAAAGACCCCGAGGCCAAGACGCACCCCTGCATGGTCCCTTACGACCAGTTGCCGCCCGAGCAGCGGGTGAAGGACCACGTATTCAAGGCGCTGTGCAGCGCGCTCACCGCCTGACCGCCTGATCGACCGTGCCGGGCGGTTTCCCGGCAATTCCCCGAGAGGAAACCCGACATGTCTCATGTATTTGCCGGTCAGCCCGACGCCCGCCAGGCTGGCGATATCAAGCCTTCGCGCTTCCGTCCGCAATATCGAGCGCTGTCCGCCGAGGCCAAGGCGCTGCACGACCAGATCAAGGAAAAGGCGGTCGAACTCGAGGCGCTGTTCGAACAGGCATACAAACTGGCAATGCCGCCTCTTCCCCTGTTCGTCGCCGGCAGCGACGACGGCGAGATGCAGGCGGTAGCGGGCATCAGCGCATCGCCCTTCGATCGGGACCCGCAGGAGAGTTACTTCACGGACGGCCTGAAGCATCTCGAACTGTCGGTGATGCTCACGATCAAGGGCCTGACCGCCTGAACGCATGGGCCCAAGCCTCGCGCATCAGGAATTCTGTCCGGCCTCCGTTGACCAAGATTGAAACCGCCTCTTAGGCTCGGACCGCTCCCTGAGAGTTCGTGAGTATCCTGGTTCCCCTGCATTCGAGGAGATGTCATGGTCAAGAATGCCTTCTGCCTCTCATCCGTCGTCGCGGCGGCCGCGATCGCGCTTCTGATGGCGGCGTTCCCCGCGTCGGCGGCGCCCCTGCCGGACAACCCGATCGTCGCGGCGTCGACCGCTTCGGCGCCCGATCTGTTCGGCGCCCCGCTACCGGCGGGCGATCAGTTGGTCGTGGTCCGCGCGATCGAGCCGATGACGGTCCTGTCGGGCGACGTCGGCCCGATGCGTGCCAGTCCGCCGGCCGCCCGTCTGGTCGTGCCGAACGACGCGACTTCGGCCCCGGCCATCGTCGGCGGCACCAGCCGACCGGCGCTGTGGCCTCCGATCGCCACCTGATCGGTTCACGCTCAATCCACGGCGCCGGGGCAACTCGGCGCCGTTTGATTTTCCGGCTGCAGTTTGCCCTCGTCGCGCTTTGGCGGGGGTTCGGGGTGGACCAACACCCGGAACCGCGAGACAGGACCTCGCCCGGCTTTCGCCGCCCCGCACCGTGCACACGGCGGGGCCATCCTGAGCAACTCAACATGCAAGAGTCGAGTCTTTCTTACCCTTACCGCGATGTTCGGCCGGTAACGCCGCCGGCGGCCTATATCGGCGGCAAGCGCAACTTGGCGGCCGAGATCGTCCGCCGCATCGAAGCCGTGCCGCACGAAAGCTATTGCGAGCCGTTCGTCGGCATGGGCGGGGTGTTCCTGAAGCGGCGCCTGGCGCCGCGGTCGGAGATCATCAACGATCTGTCGGGCGACGTCGTCACCCTATTCCGCATCCTCCAGCGGCACTACGGCGCATTCATGGACCACATGCGATTCGCGCTGGCCAGCCGGCAGGAGTTCGAGCGGCTGCTGGCGGTCGATCCGGCTACGTTGACCGACCTGGAGCTGGCAGGGCGCTTCCTCTACCTGCAGCGGCTGACCTTCGGCGGCAAGGTCACCGGCCGCACCTTCGGCGTCTCGGCCGGGCTGCCCAGCCGCTTCAACCTCAACCGCCTCGGCGCGATCCTCGAGGAGATCCATGAGCGGCTGGCCGGGGTGATCATCGAGCGCCTGCCCTGGCAGGACTGCCTGGCCCGCTACGATACGCCGGGCACTCTGTTCTACCTCGACCCGCCCTATTGGGGCAGCGAGCACTATTACGGCCGCGATGCCTTCGAGCGGCGCGACTACGAGGCGATGGCGGCGGCGCTGGGGACCCTGCAGGGCCGGTTCATGCTGAGCCTCAACGACACGCCCGGCGTGCGCGAGGTATTTGCCGCGTTCGCGATCGACAGCGTCGAAACCACCTGGTCGGCGGCGCGCGCTGCTGCCAGGCGCGTCCGCGAGGTGATCATCGGCCCGCGCTGCTGATCACCGCGACCACTCCGCCGGCCGTTCTGGCTGGTAGCTGCCGGATCAGGCCCCCGCGCCGGCAGGGCGACGGCATGGCCTGCACACTGCCCCGCTGCCCGAGAGGGTGGCGGGGCCTTTTTTTGTGCCCGGCCCGAGCCGATCTACATCAGCGCGTCCCGGGTGGCCCGGTCCGGATGACGTACCAGGCGCTGCCGACGATCAGGGCGGCCCCGACCAGATCGAATCGGCTGGGCACGTCGCCGAACAGCAGGTAGCCGACGGCCGCCGCGATCGGGATGCCGGTGAAGTCCAGCGGGGCGATATAGGCGACCGGCCCAAGTCGGAAGGCGGCCACTGCCGCGTACTGCGCCAGGGCGGCCGCGATGCCGAGCGCCACCAGCGCGCCCCAGCTCGAGGCCGGCGGCGTTACCCAGCCCGTCACGGCCGTGACGGGCGCCAGCAGCACCGCCGCGCCGATGCCATAGATGCAGACGATTAGGGCGGGCGAGTTGGAGACGGACAGGCGGCGGACGGCGGTCTGGGACAGGGCGGTGCTGATCGCCGCGCCCAGTGCCGCCAGGACGCCCAGCAGCTGCCCTCCGACCGTCAGGGCCGGCCAGACGGTCACGGCGGCGCCGACCAGCCCCACGACGGCCGCGGTGGCCAACCGTCCCGACAGCGGCTCGCCCAGCAGGATACGGGCGCAGACCGGCATCAGCAGCACGCGGGTCAGCAGCAGCAGCTGGGCGACCGCGATCGGCAGCGCGGTGACGGCGAACATGAAGGCAATCAGGGCCAGGACGCCGCTCACAACGCGGACCGCGTGCCAGCCCGGGTCGCGCGCGCGGCGCCAATCGACCGCATCGAGGCGAAACACCGCCGCTACGACGATCGCGGCGGCCAGGGCACGAAACAGGCTGACCTCGGCCGGTGGCAGCCTCACCCCGGCTAGCTTCGCCGCGGCCGATGACGCCGCGAACGCCGCGCCGGACACGATCGCCCAGGCCGCGGCCTGCAGCAGCACTCTGTTGGTTGCCAAAATCGCCTCCCCAGTTCCCACGGCCGAGCCTAGCAGCCGGGTTGCCGGGTTTCGACACGCATTATGCGTCAGGGGCAGATCCGTCGTCCTCGGGCGGCGGCGAGATCCCCAATCGCGCGGCCAGCCGCTCCTCCGCGACGCCCAGTTATCCGGGCAACGACCACGCCGACAGCGTGCCCCGGTCGATCTCGATCATCGGTCCGATCCGATAGATCTCGCCATCATCCCGCGCCAGGTCCTCGCCGATCAGCGACCACGTCCCGCAGTCGGTGTAGCGCGCCACCTCGGGCGGCTGCTCGGGGCTGACCTGGACGACATAGTCGCCGGGTGGGCGGGCGAGGGCGGGCGTCATGCCGGCCTCCATCCCAGATCCAGCCAGGTCGGTATCCATGCGGGGTTGACGTAGGCGCGGCCGTTGGCGCGGCGCGCCCGCATGATATGGAGCACGCCGCTCTCGCAATTGTCGTCATATGCGTCCTTCATGACGCCGTTGCCCTGTTGATCGAGGACCGGGAGGTAGTCGATGTCGGTCCCCTCGATCTCATGCTGCAGCCGTTCGGCGAGGCACCGGAATGCGTGCTTGCGCGTCATCAACCAGGGGACGTCATCGCGGACCTCGATCGGCGCCCAGGTCCATCTATAGAATTTGAAACGCGCCGCAGCATCGATCTCCGATTCCGATCGGACACGCTCGAAAGCGTCGGCCACGCCGGCGCGCTGGTCGTCGTCGTAGTCGGCGAAACGAACGATAGGCATCGGCGTCACCAGGAACCCATTGCGGCGATACATTATCTACCTCGTCGAGGCTGTTTTCTGTTGCAATCACTCTATCATGTCCCTACAAATAGGGCATCATAAATTTGCACACAGGAGGGTCTATCCCCGTGGCAAAAACACCGATCAAGTGCGCCGAGTGCGATGGCACCGTCATTGTCATCGGCCGCAACCGCCGGGAGGCCGATAGGATGGCCATCAGGCGGCGGGACGAGGGCGCAGTTTGTGCCGCCTGCTACGAGGCTCGCCGTCGCGATGCCCTCGCGGCAGCCACAGCCAAATCCGCCGAGCAAGGCCTGCCGGCGCTCAACGGCTCGCCGAAACAGGCGGCCTGGGCGGAGCGGATCCGCCGGACAGTATTCGATCTCATCGACATGGTGATGCCCGCCATCGACCAGATCGGCGACCGTCAGACGATCGAGAACGCCGATGGCAACGACCTCACCGCCCGCCGAGAAGCGATCGCCGCCGTATTCGCGGCGATACCGGAAGCTCAGCGCTGGCAGGCCCGCACGGCCGCGCTGGAACTGCTGCGCGAGGTCGGCTCGTCCGCCCGCGCGCATGGCGTCGTCGCGGCGTTGCGGCGCCGGGAGGATGCATCCTGGTGGATCGACCGGCGCGAGCACGGCCTCGCCGCGCTCGCCGGCGAGTTGCAGGCCGAAGTCCTCGCCGCTGAGGCGCCGCCCGATGACGATCTCGTCCAGCTGCAGGCCGAGGCGCGCGAGGAAGCGTTGCTGCGGCCGTCCGCCGCGCCCGCAAACCCCGTGCCGGTCGAGATCTCCTACATCGTCGGCCACATCCGTATCGCCACGCCAGGCAGGCACGATGTCTTGCGCCAGTTGCTGCGCGACCAGGGCTACCAATGGTACCAGGGCGATCAGGCTTGGCTGCGCCCGGTTGCGTCGACCGTGTCATCCGACCGGCTCGCGGAAATCGCCCATCGGATCCTCGCGATCGGCTTCATGGTGGCGCTCTACGATCCTGCGGCGCGGCAGATGGCGATCGCCGGCAATTTCGCGCCGGAGCGCCGCCGCTGGGTCAGGCGCGTGACGACCGGCTACCGCGCCGGCTGGTTCAGCCTGTCCTGGTCGCGCGGCGACGACCTCTATTCGGCGGCGCGGCGCCTGCGCGGGGCAATCTATCGCAGACCCAACGTGTTGGTCCCGGCCCGGTCGTTCGATCAGATCGAGGATTTCGCTGCGCGCTACGATTTCGCGCTGTCCGATGGCGCGCGGCTCACGATCGAGCATTTCCGGTCGCTGCAAGCCGCCGGGGTCGTGATCGAGGATCCAAAGGTGCCGGAGCCCGTCGTGGCGGTGCGCGGGCGCGAAGATCTCAAGGCCGGTCAGTTCGGCGTCGACGATGATCTTCTCGACCACGACTGACCTGCTGCCCCACCAGCCGCCGGCAGTGGCCAAGCTGCTGCCGGCGCGGGTCGGCGGATTGTTCATGGACATGGGCACCGGAAAGAGCCGCGTGCTGCTCGAGCTCGCCCGGCTCCGGGGCCACAAATGGGACCGGCTCTACTGGTTCGCGCCTTGCTCGCTGAAGGAGACGGTGCGCCAGCAGATCGCGATCCATACCGACATTCCGCCCGATCAGGTCGCGGTCTGGGACGATCATGTCCACTCGGACCGGCGACCGACCCAGCCCGTCCAGATCATCGGGATCGAGACGATGTCGTCGAGCGATCGTGCCGTCACGGCATTCGCGGGCATGGTGACCGATCAGACCTTCGTCGCCGTCGACGAATCTGCTTACATCAAGGGGCCGATGGCTCGGCGGACGCAGCGGATCACGGCGATGAGCGAGCGGGCCCGGTACCGCGCCGTCCTGAACGGAACCCCGCTTACCCAGGGCGCGGTGGACCTGTATTCGCAAATGCGGTTCCTGAGCCCAAAGATCCTCGGCTATCGCTCGTTCTGGTCGTTCGCGGCCAACCACCTGGAATACGAGGTGCGGCGGGACGGTTTCGGGCGCCGTGTCCGCACCGGCCGGATCATCCGCAGCCACAATGTCGAGTGGCTGGCCGCCAAGATCGCGCCCTATGTCTACCAGGTGCGGAAGGACGAATGCCTGGACCTGCCCGAAAAACTCTATGCCGACCGGTTCTGCACGATGACAGGCCAGCAGCGCGACCTGTACGAGCGCGCCAAGGTCGAACTGCTGCTCGACCTCGCTCGGCACGACTGGGAGCGGCTGCAGATCCTGCGGCTGTTTTCGGTCCTGCAAACGATCACCTGCGGCTTCTGGCGCCGGCTGCGCGAGGATGGGACCCGTGAGCTGATCACCGTGCCGCATAACCGGCTGTCGCTGCTTGCCGGCGTGCTGGACGAGATCCCGCGCGAAGACAAGGTGATCATCTGGTCGCGGTACCATCATTCGACCGACGAGATCGTCCGGATGTTGGCCGAGCGGGACGGGGAGGGCAGCGCCGTGCGCTATGACGGCAGCCTCGGCGATCGGGCCCGCCAGCAACACCTCGCCCGCTGGCGGCAGCCGGGCGGCCCGCGGCACCTCGTCGCGACCATGGGTGTCGGCGGGCGCGGCCTGACGCTCAACGAGGCAGCCTACAGCGTGTTTTACGCCGACAGTTTCCGCTACGAGGACAGGATCCAGTCCGAGGACCGGAACCACCGTATCGGCCAGACCAGGCGGCCGGTCTACGTTACGCTGCGCTGCGGCAACTCGATCGACGATCGGATCGCCGCTTCACGCGTCAGGAAGGCCAGTACCCTGGCCGAGTTTCAGCATATGGTCGACCGCTACCGCAGCCAGGGCCTGCGCGACCGGCTCCACGAGATGGTGATGATGCTATGATCCATATGGATATCTCGGTGCTCGAGGCTACGTGGCGCCGGCTCGACACGATCTTCGCCGAGTTCGAAAACATCTACGTCTCGTTCAGCGGCGGCAAGGACAGCGGATTGCTGCTCAACCTGTGCCTGAAATACATGGCCGAGCGTGGGATCACAAAAAAACTCGGCGTCTTCCACCTTGACTACGAGGCGCAATACACGGCCACCACCGATTATGTCGATCGGGTCTATCGTGATCTGGCTGAACGGATCGAGCCCTACCGATGCTGCGTTCCCTTCAAGGTGACGACCTGCACCTCGATGCACCAGTCATACTGGCGGCCATGGGCCGAAGAGGACCGTGCGCTGTGGGTGCGGCCGTTGCCCGATTCTCGGTGGGGCGCCGAGCATTTCGATTTCTTCCATCCGGACATGTGGGACTATGAATTCCAGGCTCGGTTTTCGCTCTGGTATCACGCCCGGCAGCCTGGCGGCCGGACCTGCTGTCTCGTCGGCATCCGGGCGCAGGAGAGCCTGAACCGCTGGCGGACCATCGTTTCGGACCGCAACGTCAACAAGTACCTGGGCATCCCCTGGACGACCAGGATGGGGGACGATGTCTACAACGCCTATCCGATCTACGACTGGCAGACCGAGGACGTGTGGACGGCCAACGGTCGGTTCGGATTCGACTACAACGACCTTTACAACCTCATGTACCACGCCGGCGTGCCGCTCGGCGCCATGCGCGTGGCGTCGCCATTCCTGCTGGCCGGGCAGGAGAGCCTGAAGCTCTATCGGGCGATCGATCCGGATGTCTGGGGCCGCCTGGTCAGCCGGGTCAACGGCGTCAACTTCGCCTCCATCTACGGCGGGACCAAGGCGATGGGCTGGAAAAATATCACCAAGCCCGCCGGGTTCACCTGGCGGGAGTACATGGACTTCTTGCTGTCGACATTGCCGGAGGTCACGGCTGCCAGCTACCGGGCCAAGTTGGCGACCAGTATCAGGTTCTGGCGAGAGCGCGGGGGCGTTTTGTCCGAGGAGGCTGTCGCCGATCTCCGGTCTGCCGGTGCTGAAATCGACATCGGTGATGAAAGCAGCTACCGGACCGACAAGTTGCCGGTGCGCATGGAATACATCGACGAGATCGACAGCGATGCTTTCAGCCTGATCCCGTCATACAAGCGGATGTGCATCTGCATCCTGAAAAACGACCATCTCTGCAAGGGGATGGGGTTCTCGGCGACGAAGGAAGAGGCGGCGCGGCGCCAGGCCGCGATCGAGAAATACATGGCGCTGTAGGAGGGGCCGATGATCGCCACATTCATCCAGGGCACGCGCGATGCCGACCTCCGGATCTTCGGCAGCCTCGGCGGCATGACGACGTCGCGGGCGCTGCATCAGGCGCTCGGCGCGCCGATCACCAGCGCCGCCGGCGACGTCTGGCACCTGGCGCTCGACGACCACGAGGTGGCGACGGGATTTGCCTGCAGCCGGCTGGCCCGGACGGTGCCTACCGTGCATGTCCGCTATCTCACCAGCCTCGCATCGTCCAGGGAGGCCGCCGAACTGCTGCGCGCGGTGCTGGACTGGGCCGGCGACAAGGCACAGGAAATCTACACGTTCGATCGGCCCGAGGCTGTCGTCTGGCGGCGGCAGGGTTTCAAGATGGGCACCGCCCGCCGCGGCGGTTTCGTTCGGTGGGAGCGGCAATTGGGGACGAAAAATGCAGGATGACATCTGGACCGGCCGGCTCGAGGGCGGCGACATGCTGCAGCAAGCGGCGGTCGCCAAAGTGCGCGAGCTCGCCCGGGCGCTGGCGGCCGAAATCGACCGGCTGCCCTTCGAGCAGCAGGTCGCTGCGCTGAACGCGGCGCGCATCGAACTGCATCGGGTAAGCCCATTCCGGAACGAGCCGGTCGACCTGGTCGTGTGGGTGCCGGTCGAGAGCGTCACCGCGAACGACTACAACCCGAACAAGGTCGCGCCGCCGGAAATGAAACTGCTCGAGCGATCGATCGTCGAGGATGGCTATACGCAGCCGGTGGTCACCCATCTCGGCGAGGGCAGGACCGAGGTCGTCGACGGCTTCCACCGATCCCGGGTGGCGCGCGAAAGCCGGAAGGTACGCGAGCGCGTCCGTGGCCATCTGCCGGTCGTCGGGATCCTGCCGTCCCAGGCCGGACGATCGAATCGGATGGCGGCGACGATCCGGCATAACCGGGCGCGCGGGACGCACTCGATCGACCTCATGAAATCGATCGTCGGCGAGCTGGTCCAGGCCGGTATGTCGGACACGTGGATCATGAAGCATATCGGGATGGACGCCGACGAACTGCTGCGCCTGAAGCAGATCACCGGCATCGCCGCACTGTTCGCCGACAAGGACTTCTCCCGCGCCTGGGCCCGGGACGAGGCCGACGCGGCCAGCTACCAGGAAGGGACATGACCGACCGTCGTCGGGAACTGCTGGCGCGGGTCGGCCGCCTCGCCCAGGGCGAGGCCTGGCAGCGCGCGATGGCGGTCGAGCTCGGCCGGTTCCATCCGGCCGGGCCGCGCGATCGTATCGACGAGCGGCTGGTCCGGCGCTGGGTGGCGGGGCATCGGCCGATCCCCGACTGGGTCGGCCCCGCCCTGCAGCAGATCTGCCGGGAGATAGCGGCGCGCGGCGCCGAGCCCATGCCCGGGGAGGCCGTCGCGTTGCTGCAGCATGTCGGCCGGCTGGTCCATGGCGGCGAATGGCAGCGCGCGCTGTCGATCGATCTCGGCCGATATCACCCGGATGGGGTCCGGCCCCGGTTCGACGAGCGCCAGGTGCGCCGCTGGGTGGCGGGCGATCAGCGGATACCCGATTGGGCCGGCGCCGCGCTCAGGCAGATCGCCGCCGATTGGGGGATAGGCCAGCAGGCATCCTCGCTGCTGGCCGAGCTCGAGGTCTGGTAGGGCCGCCGTGGACCCGGGCGGTCACGTCGCTGGCGGCAGGATGCCGGCCACCTCGATCAGGTTCGCGGCCTTGACCATGTCGCGAGAATGCGGCCAGCGCCGATAGGCCGCATCGACCTCCGCCTGCCGGGCGGCCTCCGAATACGCGGGCAGGGCGCTGGCCTGTCCATCCAGGGCCCGCCACAACTCGGCGCACAAGGCCGCGCTCACCGAGACGACCCGCAGCGACTTGATGCCGGCGGTCGCGGCGTCGACCAGGGTGAGCTGCATCAGGGCGGCACCCTCCGGCCGTGGCGGCTGCGGCAGCCGGCCGTGTGACAGCCCCAGGCTGTAGGGCGCATCGGACCACGGTGCGAAGCCGTCCAGCTCGTAGAGCAGGAACGCCACGTGCTGCCCGGCCGGCAGGACCCCGAGCCGCAGGCGCCCACGCGCCCAGGCGCGAATCTCCTTTGGCGTCGGATCGCCTATGACGCCGAGGAGATAGAGGCCGTCGGCACCGATCCCGAAGGTGACGCCCTCCGGCTGGCCGGGCCGGACCAGCGGATGGCGCTTGCCGACCTCGAGGGCGGTCCAGCTATTCGACATCATCGCTGCGCCGCTCACCAGGGCCTGTAGAGAAATTCATTCTCCCTGCGCCTTTCCTGCTCCTCGCGCTTGACCGCTTCGTCAGCGATGTGCCAGCGACGATAGTAATAGCTCACCAAATGCGCGGCCTTGACCCTGTAGTGGACCCGCTCGCCGACGGGGTACGCGTCCTCGACAGTTCCGCGTCGGACCATCCGATCGAAAGCTTCGGTCACCACGGCGCGGAAACGGTTATTTGCGGCTGGCGAAGCATCCCGTGCGTACCCGACGGGACGATTGTTTTCGTCGCGCAGCGGCGGCAAGCCTGCTGCAGCGGCGATTTCGTCATCACTGTGTTCGGGGCGGGCCAGGTAGAACCCTGTCGGGCTGCCGCTATGTGTATAATAACCCCAGGCATTTTCCTTGATCCAGCTGATGACGCCGTTGATATCGGCACCGTGCCACAGCGGTTTCCGGTTTCGTCCGGAACCGGATTTTGGCGAGCGCCGCTGAGCGCTGGCTGCCGGCGGGTTTTTGGCGATGGCAAGCATCGCTTCCGCGGCCCGACTGTCCGCTTCAGCCGAGGCCTTGGCAGACGACATGCCATCCGGAGAATTACTGGGTACGTCCGCGATCATCACGATCTCCAATATGGTTTGCTGGGGAGAATGCCAAGCGACCAACTCGCGTCATGCGCCGTACCACATCGTCTTCGGCCGTCCTGACCCCTGCGCATTTAGCCAGCGCTGACCAATCAGAATGATGGCCAGATGCGTTTCGGTCTCGCCCTCACGCGGCAGGCCTGTCGGCCGCACGAGGCGGACTACCTTGACGCTCGAAACGGCCAGATCGGGCGCTCCCGCCACGGCGGACCTCGCCCATGCCGCCTCCTCGGCCGTCGCGTCGACCTCCTCGTCCACGCCCAGTTTCGGCGGGTTGAGGCCCTGAGGATAGGGCACGATCAGTTCGATTCCGTATTGCCTATCTGCCTCCTTGGCTTGGCGGCGCGATAGCCTGATCGTCGGCGCCGCGATTGCGCCGGGTGACACCCCGCGTTGGAGCAGCAGCCATCGCTCAAGCTGGTTGGCGCGGGCCGAGATCTCGGCTGCCCGCCGGCGGAGCAAGGCGATGGTGTCATCGAATACGCCGTGGTCGGCAAGCAGCGTCGTCCGCCCGGTCATCCAGCGGCGGAGTGTGTCGTCATCGATATCGAGATCACGCGCAAAGCGCAGCCTCCACTGCTCGTCCCCGTGCAATGTTCTCGCCGCGCTGGCGAGCATGTCGGCGGGTGTAGGGTTCTCCATCTTCACCATCTGGTCACCTTGAATGGACGATCGTCGATGCCGGGCATTGCTTCTTTTAGCCTAGCGTGTTGCCAAGCGATTTCAGCCTCGTGGGCTGCGATGTCGAAAGGTATTTCTGCCCAGCGCGCCCGTTTCGGCTTTCGGGCATATGATGCGGCCTTGGCCGCAATGAATGCGCATTTAAATGCGACATCGCTCATGCGAGCGCGATCACTCCAGTTCCCGGTCGGAGGAACGACCGCCGACGCGACGGCTGCACTAGTCATAGCGCGAAACCATTGAGAGAAACTGTATTTTTCTTTCCTCGCAACTTCCGAGAAGTTCGAGGCTCTGGCTTGTATATTATCAAGCCTCTTTGGGCATGGCCCTACTTTACGAAAGAGGCTATGCGCCTCAGTGAAGAACTCAGAAAACGCGGTTGTCGACGGTCTCTCTACCGATGCAAGAGCATCGTAGAGATAAACATGCCGCTCAACGCAACTGAGGGCCCAGTCTTGCAGCATGAAGTATGCGCGGCGCTCCATGAGCGCGTTTGTCATTGAATCAATTTCATCCTGCTGCAAAAAACGAACTTGCAGTCCATCAGCAGTCAACTTCGGTGTTTCCATTTTAATTCTCCCAGGTCGGAAGCCCGGCAACCAGCCGGTCAAGGCCATCAAGCGTTTCAATCAGCCGCCGCGATCCGATGACATGGCGGATTGGCGAGAAAAACTGATAGCCAGCGGCAGCCCGGCGGGCCGACACGCGCTGAAACTTCTGCTCGGCCGCCTCCGCGGTGCGGGCGGCTACGAGAACACGGACACGAGTGCCATCATAGGGTTCGGTCACGAGGTACAT